AATTAGCTACAGTTTACATCTATGAGTTCACAACTGCAGGTCCTGATACATTGGCAATGGCTGTTTATCCAGTCGCTGCATGGACTACAGCAACATTGCAAACAGCTATTCGTGCAGGCTTAACAGCCGGCGGTGCTGCAAATTCAGTAGTTGTTTCAGCTTCAGCTACATTCACAGGTTAATCAATATCTGTATAAAAGAACCCTAGATTTTCTAGGGTTTTTTTACCTCTGTTAAATACTAGTATGAGTTACACAATCACTTGTTATACCTTATTTGATATCACACAGACTAATGTACTCAACCGTCACCGCCCTGATATGAATCAAGAATTGCGCTATAAACGCAATACACAAAGTAATTTTGACACAGTGCAACAAGCTATTTCATTGCGTAGTCAACCAGAAATCGTGCGTATTCCTGAAAAAAATATGATAAGATTTGATGAGTTTACTGAGTTTGGATTCTTGTTTTCTCAATTTGAAGATGAGACTTATCCATGCTGGTCCTTTGATTTTATGGTGCATCACCCAAGTGTTTTCTATGATGGGGTAAGTGAATTGGGGGCATTATATAGTGATTGTGACCGTGTTCCAATGATTAAATGCGGAACTGAATGGGGGCATCTTCCATTATTCTTAGATTCAAGTGATGAATTAAGAAACATATATTTTAAAGTATTAACAAATGATTAGTGATAAACTATTACGAAAAATAACAAAAGCTATTCCTGAAGCTGAAATTAAAAAATTAAGCGAATTGAGTATAATTCAAAGTCCAGATGGATCATATTATCTGTTCAGCAAATATTCCATTAAGAAAAATAATGGATATTATGTTGTAGAACTAGACCGTATTGCAGGAACCAAGTCGTTCAATGTATTAAAAAATGCAGTAGCTTGGTGTACTTATGACAAGCGCAACAGCATATACGAATCCAAACGAATATATGATTTGGATAATAAATTGTCAAGCATAGATGCTGCTATAATAGTACATCAACGACTAGCAAAAAAGTCTAAAAAACTAGAAGAAAAACTAATTTACTTGGCTAAATTAGGGGAAGAAAAACTAGAAAAAAAGCAAATATTAGAAGAATTAGACGGTTATGTAGAGACTTCTAAGATTTGGCAGACTAAACAGTTCAATATGAAATCCGCATAATAACGAAAGAAAAGATAAATATATTATATATTTCTCTGGAATACAAATATGAAACTAACCGAACTAAACAACAATCGCCGCAGTTACTCTGCTAGAGTATTAAACGAACAATATGAAACTTCATTCAATGTAGGGAACATGTCTATGTCATCTACACGGACCATGCTTCAAAAAGTTCGTGGATTGATGAATGAATCAAGACAATCTTCTGACTATCACAATAGTCAAACATCTCCTTCATATATGAAGTTGGTGTTTATGGAGCAAGCACTTGCTGATCACTATAACGAACTACGTTCACAACCTCAACCAAGAATCATGGTTGAGAATGAAGAAGTTGAAAAGTCACAAGTTGTATTAGCAGCACAAGACATGGTAGACCAAGTACAGAAAATGCTTGAAGATGTAGGTCAAATGCAAGTTAAAGAATTACCTGCATTAGTTGCTAGTATCGAAAGCGAAATTGGCGTTAACGAAAGTCAAGCATACAATGATGAAGTTTCTGGACAATTAGATTCATTATCTGCTACATTGAAAGAAGCATCAAGTGCATTGAAGAATGCATTAAACGGTCTTACCGGTCAAGCAGTAGATGCAGCATTTGATGCTGGTGCTGACATGGGTGCTGACGTTGGAATGGATGCAGGCATGGATGCTGGTATGGCAGCAGGCGAAGAAGAAGCTGATATGGGAATGGGTGATGTTCCTCCTCCAGCACCGGAAGCTCCTGAAGTTCCTCCATCAGGTGGCGTAGGTAGAGCAAAGAGATAATATGTTTCTTTTTGAACTTGATGGCCCGGATCCGTTAAGTGCCAAACTAATTGTTGCTATCAATCAGCTTAAGTCTGATATAGACAACGGTCACATAGACCCTAACAATTACTCAACGGATCAATTTTTATCATATCTACAAGAATATGGCATCGTATTAGATGTTACTGACTTGTATGATATGATACAGAATCCACCATTGAATACTGTTATTAAAAATATACAAGGTGATAGTGTAATTTTTAAAGGGCATGATGACGAGATGAAAAATCCAGATCAAACACAAAATCAAGAAATAGTAGGACAGATGGCACAAAGTGCTATGCCGACTCAATGATAGCTATCACAGACAAAGCAACTAATAAAATAAAACAAACTCTTGCAAAAAGAGGCAAAGGGTTGGGTATCAGAATAGGTGTCAAAACGACAGGATGTTCTGGATTAGCCTATGTGCTTGAGTATGTAGATAAGTATGAGCCTGAAGTTGGTGTAACTAATTTTGCTCAAAAAGATTTCATCTTATTAATAGACGAGAAAAGTCTAGTCTACTTAACTGGATTGAATATAGATTATGTCCGTAATGGACTTAATGAAGGGTTTGAATTCACTAATCCAAATGAGCGTGATAGATGTGGATGTGGTGAGAGTTTCAGGGTCTAACCGAATAGTTTGACAATGTTACTTTAATTGTGTACAATTGATTGATGTACAACCCAAACAAATATAACTATGTCCCAATCAGCCGTGAAACAATAAACGGCACTCGCAAATACGCTACCCCAGATGGCGAGAAACTTCCCAGCGTTACAACAATACTAGACGCAACAAAATCAGAAGAAAGTAAAAAAGCATTAAACGAGTGGCGTAAACGCATGGGTGCTCAAAAAGCACAAGCGATTACAACTGAAGCAGCAAATCGTGGAACACGAATGCATAAGTTTCTTGAGGATTATATTAAGACAGGTATAGTCACAGAATCTGGAAGTAACCCTTACAGTATTCAAAGTCATAAGATGGCTAAGAGTATCATTGAACAAGGATTAGTGAAATGCAATGAATACTGGGGCACTGAAGTTCCTTTGTATTTCCCTAAAGTTTATGCAGGTACTACTGACTTATGTGGAGTGCATGATGGGAGTGATGCTATTATGGACCACAAGCAATCTAACAAATTAAAAAAACGTGAATGGATTGATGATTATTTTGTTCAATTAGCTGCATATGCTAATGCACATAACGAAGTGCATGGCACTAAAATACGCAAGGGCGTTATTTTTATGTGTACCCAAGACAATATTTACCAAGAATTTATCATTGAAGGTACTGAATTTGACAAGTATTCGGACATGTGGTTCAAACGAGTAGAACAATACTATATGAAATTCCTATAGCGATTAAGACAATATTATGATAAATAAGTGTAAACGTGAAGAATTACACTTATGGCCATAGTACAAATCAGTAAAATCCAGCAAAGATCAGGAAACCTAGTTGACTTACCTCAATTAGATAATGCCGAATTTGGTTGGGCAGCCGATGAAAATAGATTATTTATTGGTAGAACCGGAAATAATTTTTCGGATCAAAACATTGAAGTATTAACTTCATACTCTAATATTAGTTTTGATCAAATTAACGGAAGTGATGGAGGAAACTTTAATATCACTACCGCTTTAAATGGTCAAATATTAACCTATGTTTCTAGCACAAACACATGGGAAAACTATACTGGAAATAGTAGTCAAATAGGTAATAGTAAATTACAACTAGGACCTGTAGCTAATTTAACAGTATCCGGCGGTGCAGCTGGCTATGTGTTACAAACAGATGGTATAGGTAATTTAAGTTGGACTCCAAAAGGAACACTGTACAGTAACATCATATCATTATCAAATGCGACCCCGATTATTATGACGGTTGCAAACACTACCCCGTATACCAATGGACAAGCAATAACTATTTCCGGTGTTAACGGTGTTGCCAATGCAAATGTTAATGGATTAACATTTTACTTAACACTAGCAACTGATTTTGCATCCTCAGGTAACGTAAAACTTTATACCGATTCAGGTAGAACAGCAAATTCAAACGGAACAAGTTTAACTTATACAAATTCACCCAATGCTATTGCTACAGCAACACTGGGATCCGGCAGTGGTGGCTCTGGAACAGTAGGCGGTGCTAATACAGCAGTACAATTCAATGATCAAAATGTTTTAAATGGTGTAGCCGGCTTTACCTTTGACAAAAATTCAAATACTTTAACAGTACTAAGTGGTACAGTTGGAACAGGCACTATAACTGCATCTTCTACTATAACATCACCAAGACTAATCTCTAATGTAGCAATAGGTACTGCTCCATTGACAGTAACTAGTACTACCCGTGTAGCTAACTTGAATGTTGCATATGCAAATGTAACTGATTTTACTGTTACTACCTTACAAAGCACTGGTACATTTTATCCAATATTTGCAAATGCTACGTCAGGAAATGTAGCACAAGGTGCAAATGCAAACTTGTCATTCAATGCAGCAACCGGTGCATTAAGTGCAACTTTATTTACAGGCACACTATCAACGGCTGCTCAACCAAATATAACTAGTTTAGGTACGTTAACTAGCTTAACTGTTACTGGTAATACTACTAGTGGCAATTTTGTTGGGCGATTTGCAAATGGTAATAGTAATGTAAGTATTCCAGCAGCAGCAGGAAATGTTGTAATTTATGTTAATGGAAATGCTAATGCTAGGATAACTGCTACTAATACAGGTGCTAATGTTATAGGTACGTTTGATGTTACTGGCAATGCAAATACTGGCAATTTAGGTACAACTACTCTAGTCGCTACTACTGGTAATATTACTACCATAAACAGCGGGTTATTGAAAAATGCTAATAGTAACATTACTATAACGGCTGATGCAAATATAACACTAACTGCCAATGCTAATTCTACATTAGTTATTACTAGTACTGGTGCCAACATAACCGGAACTGCTAATGTTTCTGGTAATGCTAATGTTGGTAATCTAGGTACAGCACAGGTATTAGCAAGTGCCAATGTAACAAGTCCGCAATTTATATCTAATATTGCCGGTGGTACTGCTCCTTTAGTAGTAACAAGTACTACCCGTGTAGCTAACTTAAATGTTGCACATGCGAATGTAAGTGATTATGTTGCGGTTTCTGCTTTAACCACAGGTACATATTATATACCTTTTGTCAGTGGCACCGCAGCAGCAAATTATACACCAGGTGCTAATACAGTTTATTCTGCAAATATAGCAAATGGTTCACTTTCTGCAACTACCTTTTTAGGAACAATTGGAACCGCATCACAAACAAATATCACAAGTGTTGGTACACTAACTGGATTAACACTTGCTAATAATTCAACTATATCAGTTGGATCAAACGCAAACGTAGGTACATTTACTGGTAATTTCTCACTAAGTGCAGGCTCAAGACTTAATGCAACATATGCTGACTTAGCAGAATATTATGAAGCAGATAAACTATACGAAGCTGGTACTATACTAGAGTTTGGAGGTGACAAAGAAGTCACACTAGCAGAAGCATTGACCCCAAGAGTAGCAGGGGTAGTATCAACTAACCCTGCTTATGTAATGAATTCAACTTGTAAAGGTGAACACATTGTAGCACTTGCATTGCAAGGTCGAGTCCCGTGTAAAGTTCGTGGAACTATTCATAAAGGTGATATGCTAGTAAGTGCCGGAGGAGGATTTGCTCGTCCATCAACAATTCCATTAATAGGAACAGTAATTGGCAAATCGCTAGAAAACTTTGAAGGCGAAGGCGTTATTGAAGTAGCGGTTGGTAGACTTTAATAATAAATAAGATATAGGAATAACAAAATGACAACATACGCATATACAGCAAACATTGCAACACCGGCAGCTTCGGCAAACATTGCAACGGATAAAGTAAGAATAGCCACTTCAAATTCAGCTATTCAATATACTACTAGTTTCCCCAATGTAGCATTAACTGGAAATGTAACATGTGCTACTAATAGTACTACCGTTACCGGAGTAGGAACGTTATTTCTAACAGAATTAGGAATTGGGCATTGGATAGGTAATACTACCGGAAACTCAGCTGGCATTGTAAAAGCAATTGCTAATAATACTAGTTTAACACTAACAGCAAATGCTTCTGTAGCAATAGCAAATACTACTGCAAGATATAGTCCATATGGTGTTCCTTATACTGTAGCAAACGCTAATAGCGAAATTATTCCTGCAAATACTGTAGAAAATAGTATCATTGTAGGGCAAGGAAACATTGTTTCTTACTTGACAGTAGCAGGAGCCAATAGTATATTCTCTATCACAGAATTAGGCATGCCTCATTCAAATACAGGCACATCCGGTGTTAATCCAGTTGGAATTATACCATCTGGCGTTCCCAACTACTAATTTTTACTCCTTACGATAAATATATTATACATTCGCATTCGGCGAGTTTATGCGGTCCCCGCCGCGTAGTGACTAGAACTCACTAACATTTCAAGGAGAAACAAATGGGACGCCCTCTTAAAATCGCAAAGGCTCAAGCAGTCTTAACAATCACTGATACAGCAGCATCCGGCAGTATCGTCACAGTGTCAGGTGGAAATTTAACTACAAGCCCTACAGTAGGTGTAGCTAAAGGTATGTCATTTATAGTTGCTACTACAGTTGGTGGCTTAACAGCTAACACAATTTATTATGTAAATGCAATATTATCAAATGATACATTTGATGTATCACAGACTCAATTAAGTGTACAGCCGCAAGTAATACAAACATTGACAGACACCACCGGTGGTTCAGTTAGTGTTTCATTTAATGTTGTTGATGCATATTTCAACAATCCACTTGGTGGAGTAGGTTTCCCTACTACAAACAGTAACACATACAGTGTAGTTGGTGGTAATACAGCAATCATTGGTAAACAAGTATTAGCACAAGTTGCTATTGGTGTCAATGGAACAGGTACATTATATACTCCAGTTGCAGTTAATACTAGCAATGTAGTAGGAGGAATAGGTACTGATTTAGCTAATATAACTACTGGTGCAGCACTTCAAGTTGCTGTAGCTAATATCAATGGTAGTACTAATTATGTTGATTTAGGTTTTGCAAGTGCAACAAAAGGCAATGTTACAGTTGCTGTTGCTAATACAGTAGTATCAGGTAATGTTATTGGAACTTCAGGTAATGCACAAACTCTTGTATTAGACATGCCAATTACATTTGATGCAACTTTTGGTGGATTAACTGCTGGTACAACATATTTTGTTAAAACTATTGCTAATGCTGCTGCATTTACAGTTTCTGTTGATCAAGGTGGATCACCAGTTCAGCTTACAGCTAACGCAAGTGTTACCGGAAATGCTATTATGAATCGTGTTGTATTAACAGCTAATGCAAATGTTATCGCAAGCAATGCAGCATTTGTTTATGCAAATGATGAAGCAGGTTACATTGTTCGTCAAAAAGGTAAACAAAAGTATCTAGTAACAGGTTCAACAAGTGGTTTGACAGCACAATGCTTTACTGCAAATGTTGCTAATACAGCATTGACACCAAACTCAATGCGTATTCTTGCTACATATGCTAATAGTGCTACTCAAACAGTTCAAAGTCTTTCTGACCACACTGGTGAGTTGTTTACTGCTACTTCAGGTCCAATTGCTACAGGTAATATTGTGTTCCAAAATGCTGCTCCAGTATTTGCAACATTCAATACAGCAGCAGTTGCTAATGCAGATGCCGGTCAACCGTATGAATTAGTTACTATTGCTAGTGCTTAATCATGGCAACAGCAGCAAGTAAGGCTACTAAAATGCAACCTGAAACTGAGATAGCGGTACTTCAGTTCCAAGTTAAGAGCCTCGAAGAAAAAATCGGGGAACTTAAAGTGGATCTGAAAGCATTACATGATGCTATTGAAGCTAATGCAGAAGAAACTAGGAAGATGTTGAAATCTATGCGTGAGCAGGATGTTAAAGAACATGCTGAATTAGCTAGTAAAGTATCAGCACTTGAGAAATGGCGATGGATGCTAATGGGAGCCGGTATAGTAATCGGCTCTATGGGTTTTCCAACAGTGTCAGCACTGCTAAAATAAAAAAAGAGACTTAGGTCTCTTTTTTTGTAAGTGTCTTTAATTTATCCTGCACCACATCAAAGTTTACTGTACTAAACAATCCAGGATGTAATGGCTTAGGATACTGATTGTCACCTACCCATGCATACCCGCAATGTTCTTCATTCAGTATGGGAACAAACTCATCACTAACTTCACAAAAAAATGTGTGATATGTGAAGGTATGATTAATGAATTTCTGTATAGGTACTAGTTTTGCGTTAGAAGGAAACAATCCAATCTCTTCCGTACATTCTCTAGCAATGCCCTCAAAGAGAGTTTCATCATCTTCTATTTTACCACCAGGAATACCCCAATTACCTGGATTCTTGTTGTCGGTACGCAATAGATATAGGTAACGGTTTGTTTTATTACTATAAAAGAAAACGCCTGCGGATGTATTGCTCATACTATGATTTATCACAGTATTAGATGACTATAGAATAATCACCTTCATTATACCAGCCTTCAAAACTCTTCATCCAAGTTCCATCAACAAAACGGTATTGCACATTAGTACTAAGATTAGTTACATATTCTAATGTAACTGGAGTAGTAGCTAGGCTATTAAAACTAACAAACCAAGAACTATCACTAGTCCTATACTCAACAATGTCATTTGCAAAAGCTACTAAATCTCCCCATGCAACCGTGCTATCTCCAGGTGATCCTATATTGTCAACAAGCAGATATCTACGACCATTGACTGGTCCAGGTAATCCTGCATTTGGTCCAGTTAATTGCGGATTGATTACTCCATCTACTGGGTCTAATGTATTTTGTGGCAGTGTATCTGGATCGATGTTATAGATTAATAATCTATCATCATTAGGGTTAGGTACGATGTTACCCACAATCTCATGGTCCATAAATGGATTCTCTAACCAAATTTGACTGATGCCTGGCTTAATTGCCCCATATACATTTAATACACTAGACCAATATATATCAGTATTAGGATTATTAGGTAAATCTAAATTGAAATTACTTGGATCAAATGCAACCGCTTGTGGTAATATTTGTAATGTATTACCTAACAACAATAATTTATATCCATATGGTGTTACTTTTTGTCTTGTGCCTACTAACAAATCATCATTCTGTATATCAGATAATGCATTAGCAGTAAAGATACTTGCTAATATTTTTTCAATAACACCAAATTTCTTAAGTTTAGCAGCAGTACTAAGCCATATAGGTATATAAAATTTCCATGTCATTACATCAATTGGATTACCTGTACCTTGTGGAATCTGTCTACTACTAAAAGTCAATCCATCTTGATATACAACACTTAAACTAGTCCAATCAATAAAGTTATCTGTACTTTGAATCTCTAATGCAGGATTAAATAGTGTTCCTAATTGCTCAATCAATTCTAATTTTTGATTATAATTAGTAGTCCAAAAATCAACAGACAATCTTAAAGTGTATGGCACAGGCATCAAGCGTTCAACATTAAATGCTTGCCCTTGTGTAGTTTCATATTGTTGTGTTTCATTATTATATGCTCTTTGTCTAACTGATACCTTGTCCACGAAGGTAGGATCTTGAGTTCTTTTTTGATCATATTCCAATGCAGTAATATAGTATGTTATTAATGGAGCACTTGGCAAATTACTAGCACTATTGTTAGCAATGATAGTGGCAGCTTGTCTGCTACTATCACCATACATAATAGGAACTCTAACTACAATAAGATTTCCTGCCGGGTCTTTGCCTTTAGTAACTTGCCAATTGCTAAAGATTTTTGCAAACTGTATTAAAAATCTGCGTATCTGATTATCGTAAAAAAATTCTGCCATTATATACTCTTTAAGTGACTGGTGGTAATGTATCTGGTGTCAATCCTAATATGGTTGACAATGCTTGTTTTTGTGGAACAAATGTGCCATTTGTCAGTCTTGTTTCACCAACGTTATTAATAAAGCCCGACAACTGTGATTGATTTTCTAAACTGAATCCAGATTGTGTTCTTATATTTTGAGATATTCTTACCCATAGTTTACCATCCCAACGGAATAACAATTGAGGGAAGTAATCAATACGTAAGAAATAATCTCCAACTTGTGGATTCTGTGGGAAACTTATTCCAGCACCAGTTGGGAATCCATTTGGTGCTTCTCCGTTTCCATCCATGTAGCCTGTTGTGTAACCAAAACTGCGAGGGCTACTACGTGCAATAAACTGAAATGCTGGATCGCAGTCTGCTCTCCAATCCATTTGTGTGCTGATAGTGCCAGTGAAGCCGGGTAGTTCTGGATTAGCGTCGGCAGTAGCATAAGTGTTATCAGCGGTACCATATGGTCCAGTAATTTGACCCATGGAATATACTGTTAATATTTTATCTCCGCTTACTGGTCCTGAATTAGTATCTGTTCTAACTGGAGCAAGAGTTAATACTTCTAAATTAACTGTATTGAATACATTTAATTTTTCATATTCCATATCCGCAGTTTGATCCCAGATATTTTTTACAATAGATTTAGAAATCTTAATAACCGGACTAGCATTTTTATACTTTGCATTACGCATCATCATAACAGTGCCTGTAGCAACCGGCGCACCTGATGAGTTAGTGTTAACTCCTACGGGTGGAGCAGGGTTATTGATTGCTTTAGATGGAACACCATCACTTGAGTATTCCCCGTAAGTAGGAACAATATATAGATTGTTATTATTATATCCTGACTTAGGTAATAGTCTTTCAGCTTCTTGTAATGCTGCATTGTTAATTGCAATGTTCTTGTTGTAAGTAGCAAGAATATCTTTGAGGTTACTTGCTGTATCTAATTCCCAGTATGTAAGATCGGGTGGAGTAATTCCAATTGGAACATCAATCAACGATTTATAGTTTTTGTCACCAAACGTAATTACATAACCAGCTGGATATGTTTTATCTTTATCCCATATTCCAAGATATGTATCTTGGTCTATCGGGGCACTTAATATCTGACTAAATTCCTCACTATCCACTAGTGGTTCACACTTGATACGCCATAAGTGCGGGAACCATGTTGGGCTGAATCCTTCACTAGCATAGTTAGCATCAGTAATCTGCATGAATCGTTTCAATGCAGTTGGTATAGTTTCTTTTAATGGATTGTAATCAAGTAGATGAGGTAACTCAATAACATCACCAACCATTAATTTTCTTCCAATCAAATCAATCATGTCGTTATAATGAACAGTGATGAATATGATATCGTTGTTTAAGAACAATCCAAATTGACTTAAGTCAAAGTCTAAATTCTGTACATTATAGTGGCCGCGCAAACGATAGATGTTTGGATCATATGTTCTGTCACGGTTTTCTAAGAATAACAAGTCTTGAATATTAGTTGGGGCTAATACATCGTATTCAGGTTGCGTATAATCTATAGATGGACCTTGATTTGTTGGACCCATATACTTATGTACATACAAATCCGTGGCACCTGCGGTGAACTGTTCTGATATTGTTCTATCAAAAAAGTTGTAATCGTTCGTTTTATTGGGACGCCAAAGCGATAGTCTAGGCATATTTATTTCACTTTATTACTTATTTATCGTAAATACAGACGAGGGCGTATTACCCAAACAGTTGACATTAAATGGTTCCTGTGTTATAATACGTATTCAATTGAAACTTTGGAGTAATATATGGCTAGAAAACCCACAGAAGACCAGTTTGTAAAAGCACTCAACCCACGTGATGCTGATACGAAATACATGGGTGAAGAACCCTTCTTCCCAGTGCAGCCCGATACTGAACAACGATTCTCGGCGCTTGCTAGAAGTTTCACATGGTACAACCGATTCTACAGTAAAAAAGATGCAAAAGAATTGTTGTGCCAATATTTGGATTACAACAAACGAACAGATGATGCTAAACTACTTAGAAAAGTGCATGAAAGCGAATTCATTATGACATTGTGCTGGGTCGGACGTATGACTATGCGTGGTCTACAATTGACTGAGCATGAAGAACTCACATTACAAAATGATATTAAAAGATTGGTAAAATCACTGACCACTAGTGAAGTAAAAACTAGTCAAACTAGTATTGTGAAAGAAGAAACTGTATCCACCCGACCCAACATTCAAGAAGTATTGCGTGAAAAAGCACGAGATGCCGCAGGTGAGATGGAAGGGATGATTGACGATTTTGTCACTAAGGGCAAAGCGTCAGAAAAGACAGTTGATATTGTTGCAAAATACAATGTCATGCCACAACATATCCCAATCATTGTTGAAATCTGGAAGCGTAAGCAAGATGAATTCCAGCGTCTAAGTGATGGTGACGAGTCATTGAAAGAAGGTTATGCGTTTTTAGGTAAGATTCAAATTCGTAACATTTTAAAATTCATTGACGGTGTGCTAGGTGACTTGAACAGTTATATCAGCATCAAGAAAGCAAGCAAGGCTCCGCGTAAACGCAAAGCAATCCCAGTTGAGAAGATTGTTGCTAAACTTAAGTACTTAAAGTTGTTCAAGGACGTTGCAGCTAAACTTGATTTAGTTAGTGTGCATCCTACTAAACTTCACGGTGCAAGTGAGGCGTGGGTGTATGATACAGGTAAGCGTAAACTGCATCATTACATTGCTGACGAGTACAGCAAAGTGTTCAGTGTTAAAGGTAACACCCTGCTAGGGTTTGATGCGAACACTAGCGAGATGAAAACACTACGCAAGCCCGGTGAGCAAATCAAAGAGGTGATGGGAAGCAAACCCGCTGCACGTAAGTATTTCAAAGATATCAAAGCAGTAGGTGCAGCACCGAACGGAAGATTTAACGAAAGCATGATTATTTTGAAAGCGTTCTAAAATGGATAGACAACATGTAAAAGTCCGAATGGATGAAATAATGGTTTTGATTGACAAGTCAATTGAATTGACTGATAGTAGGGAAGAAATGCTAATGCTAGCCTGTGCAATGCTACAGCGTACTGATGAAATTTTTAACAGTACGTTAGGTGAAGAAGGTAGAAAACAAATGTTTAAGGATTATGTATGAAGATTGATTTAAATAAATACCAAGAGTTTGTAGCAGCAGTCACTAGTAACCCCAGTGTTAGTTTGACTGCGTTCATAGACACCTGCGACCGATTAGATGCTAATTATGAAGTGTTTGACGGTGAATTGAAACATGGACCTGATGTTAACATCCCGTTACTGATTACAGCCTGTTTCGGATTAGCAGCAGAAAGTGGTGAGTTTATCGAAGTGCCCAAGAAGATTCTTTTTCAAGGAAAAGCACTTACCGATGATGCTGTTTACCATATGAAACGGGAACTAGGCGATGTTATGTGGTATTGGATTAATGCATGTCGTGCATTGAATCTAGATCCTAATGAAGTGATTGCTGAGAATGTAAGAAAACTAGAATCACGTTACCCCGGTGGACAGTTTGATGCATTTTACAGCGAGAATAGGCAAGACGGGGACTTGTAATGGGTTTAGGTCGTCCTAGTTGTGACGATTGCCATGTCTGGTTAATCTTATATTTAGGTGAAAGGTGGTTATGTCCAGTTTGCGAAAAAGAATCAAAACACGGATACACTCACCTTGATGGTAGAACACGGCTTGTAGATGAAACTGAAATACCTTTCTTGAGGTTCATGAAGGGTAAATCTCCCAATCCATAAGTTACCTGATAAATAATACTATTAGGTAACACTTATGTCAACATATCCAACCGCTAGTCCTCTTTCTACCCCATCTGGTCTAACTTTAGATGAGTTAAAAGAAGGTCTTTTCAAAAACATAGCATTTCGTTTAGGCGACGGTATTATTGATTTAGAATTGGACCCTCAACATTACGAGGCAGCGTACAACTACGCTATCAAGGTCTATCGTCAACGGGCACAAGCTGCTACAGAAGAATCTTATATTCTAATGACCATTGAGAAGAATGTAGATACTTACACTCTACCTGCTGAGTTTATCAATGTGCGTAGTATTTTCCGTAGAACGATTGGTTTAGAAACTGGCCCATCAAGTAGCAGTTTTGATCCGTTCAGCAGTGCTATTTTAAACACCTACTTGTTGAACTATAACTATGCAGGTGGTATGGCAACATATGACTTTTATGCAGGTTATGTTGAGTTAGCAGCAAGGATGTTCGGTGGTTATGTGACATACACATTCAACCCAGTGTCTAAAGTATTGCGTATTGTGCGTGATCCAAAAGGATCCGGTGAGCGTGTATTGATATGGGCTGACGTACAAAAGACAGAAGAAATATTACTGCAGGATCCTGGGGCTGGTGTTTGGATTGGTGACTTTATCTTAGCTAATCTTAAATTAATCATCGGTGAAGCCCGTGAGAAATTTAGCACTATCGCCGGTCCAGGTGGCGGCACGACATTGAACGGTACTGCTATGAAAGCAGAGGGCAAAGCAGCGATGGAACTACTAATCGAAGAATTGAAGAAATATGTGGATTACAGTCAGCCATTGACATGGGTACAAGGTTAACCTAAACTCTTTTCTTTTTCACATTACTGTAATATAATAAGTATGTTACAGGAGTTTTCTTTTATGATTATTGGCATCACTGGTTTGATTGGTTCAGGTAAAGACACGATTGCCGACTATCTCACAACACATCATGGTTTTAAACGAGTTAGCTTTGCTGCTAGTCTCAAAGATGCAGTAGCAGCAGTCTTTGGTTGGGACCGAGAATATCTAGAAGGTACGACAAAAGCTAGTAGAACATGGCGTGAAAAGCGTGACGAGTGGTGGAGCAATCGTCTAGGAATGGACATCACACCAAGGTGGGTACTACAATATTGGGGCACAGACGTATGTCGCAATCACTTTCACAATGATATCTGGGTTGCTAGCGTAGAACACAAGCTAATAAATACTAAAGAAGATATTGTAATCACAGACTGTAGGTTTGATAATGAGGTTGCTGCTATCAAAAATGCAAACGGAATAGCACTACGAGTAAAGCGCGGACCTGATCCTAAATGGTACGATGCTGCGGTATCATATAATAAAGGACCAAATGGCAATGCTAGTTGGTCAGTGAGTAAAACTAAGTTAGACAGACTAAAAATTCATGCTAGCGAGTATAGTAGTATAGGATTAAACTACGATTTCATCGTAGAGAATAACACTACAATTGACGATTTACACAATAAGATTTATGAGATAATTAATAGTCAATCTCAAGGTCTCCCCGGCGCCAAGTAACATCTTTTTTCTTAACTACTTCTACACAGTTTAAGCATATGCTGCGTAGATTAGTATGCTCAATGTGTTCTAGATTCCCATCAATGTGAAATACAGTTATCTGTGATAGATATAGACTTTTAAAGCCACATAAATCGCATGTGGCTTTTTTCTTGTAACCACTCTTAGTCCAGTTAGCTTTGAGTGGTTTTTGCTTTTTCTTTTTCTTACCGCATTCATCACATATGCTTCTATAATGTGTGACTTCATTGCGCTTATAGTTTACGGCCGCATGATTCCTGTTACATTTTTTACAGATTGGACGTTGAAGTATCATAATGTATTTATAGTTAACCTTCGAAGGTTTTATTATACCGACTTTTTTCAATTTATTCATAAATAATAGTATGCAATCAGGTTGTAAACCTCATAATTTTACTAAAGGAAAAATAAAATGGCATTAACATCTCCAGGCGTACAAGTAACAATCATTGACCAAAGTCAATATTTACCAGCCGCAACTAATTCAGTACCGCTAGTAGTTTTCGCAACAGCACAAAATAAATCAAATCCTTCTGGAACTGGTGTAGCTGCTGGTACTACTGCTGCTAACGCAGGGAAACTATATCAAATCACAAGTCAAAAAGACTTAGCAGATTTCTATGGGGTACCTTTCTTCTACACAACAACCAATGGCACACCTATTCAAGGTTACGAGTTAAATGAATATGGCTTATTAGCTGCATATTCTGCACTTGGTGTTACCAATCGTGTATACTGCTTGAGAGCAGATATTGATTTAGCCGCGTTCGTAGGTACAGTTGGTCGTCCGTCTGGTGCACCGACTGCTAATGAATACTGGCAAAATATTACTACCAGTGCTTGGGGCATTTATCAATTTAATGCTACCACTGGTACTTTTAGTGTAAAGACTCCTATAGTTATTAATGATACAGCGTATCTGACAGGTAATTATCCAGCAGATAGTATTGGAAATATTGGTGATTATTGTGTTGTTCCTAACTATAGTGCAAGCTATGGAGCCGGTAATCAATATTTTTATAAATCAATAGGTAATAATTGGGTATTATTAGGTAGTAGAAGCTGGGCAAACTCTTGGCCAACCGTGCAAGGAACAAATTCTAATCCTACATTAACCGCAGCCGATACTTTTATCATAAGTGTGAACAATTTATTTAATATTACAGTAACTGTTCCGGCTTCTACTAACAATAATGTTGCCGGTGTTGCAACAGCAATTAATAATTTAGGGTATAGTTACGTGAATGCTTCAGTTGTGTCAGGTAAATTAAATATATATTCATCACAACCTACTACAGATAATCCATATTTTGAAATTGTAACTGGGACAGGAACTGTATTAGATGATTTAGGTATAGATACAGGAATTTATTATCAACCAAAAGTTGAATATGGTACTTCAGCAGAAATGCCACTATGGACCAGTAGTCAACAATATCCTCACCCAACAGGTTCAGTTTGGATTAAAGTTGGGTCAAACGGTCTTGGTTTAAATCCTATTATATCAAAATATAATGCAGTGACTGCTGCATGGACTGCACAAACTGTCAATCTAGCAATGGACGATTGGGATATTGATTCTAGTTTAGATGCTACTGGTGGACAAGCAGTTCCGGTTGGAAGTATATATGGACAATACAATTCATTTAATAATTTAAATGGGGTAGGAATTGGGTCAACTTCTCCTACGTTCATTTTTACAAAACTAGCGGCTGGGCCTACAGTCTGTACAGGATCTGAAACTAATTTTATTGTTAATTTAAACTATAGCTTAGGTTCAGCAGTATTATATGTACAAACAAGTATTCCAAACAGTAACATATTATCAAGTCAATATCAAGTTACTATTCCAGATAGTTGTACTCCTACGCAATTTGTCACAGCTTGGTCTGCACAGAGTATAGACTATACTAGTGCTGAAGTCAACAGTGACGGAGCAATTGTATTAACTCACACTGAGGGCGGTCAAATCATATTAAATGATTACATTCAAACTGCAGGTGCTAATCAAGGTAAAAGTGCTGGTATTTTAACTCAAGTTGGATTAGACTATACTCTAAATACAGCTTATACAAAAATAGGGCCAGCCCAAACAAATGTTTATACTGGAATAGCAACAACAGGTGGAGCCGGCTCAAATTGCACAATTCAAGTTTCTACTAATGTTTTTGATACATATCAAATTACTGGAAATGGAGTAACCGCAGCTGGCACAGGTTATTCAGTTGGCAATACATTAACTACAAGCGGTGCTTTATTAGGAGGTTCAACTACTACAAATGATTTGGTATTAGAAGTTGTATCAGTAAATGGAAGCGGCGGAGTAACTGCGGTGACTTTTGTTTCTGGAAACGCAAATAATGTTTTCAATACACAAATAAGTAATTGGGGTTACTTAACATACACGATAAACGAAATAGCACCAGTTGCAAATCCAGCGAACGGAACACCATGGTACTATAGCGTGGTTGATGAAGTTGATATCATGGTTCAAGCCAATGGTCAATGGAATGGTTATAAAAACATAAATTATGATAATAATGGTTTCCCTTCATTTACAGGCGTAAATGCAACAGATCCAAATGGTCCTATCATTAGTGCTACTGAGCCAACTTTGCAAAGTGATGACACTGCATTAGTTTACGGTGACTTGTGGATTGACACAAGCGATTTAGAAAATTACCCAGTTATCAGTCGTTGGCAGTATGATACTGTCAGTGCAACAGATATGTGGGTATTGATTGATAATAGCAACCAAACTAGTTCAACTGGTGTATTGTTTGCTGATGCACGTTGGGCAACAAATGGCGTCACTAATGTGGTTGATGATCCTATTCCAACAATCACTAGTCTTTTAACTAGTGACTACTTAGATTTAGATGCACCCGATCCTGCACTATATCCAACTGGTATGTTATTATTCAACACACGCCGTTCAGGATACAATGTTAAAGAGTATCAATCAAACTATTTCACTGGCACAAAATACCCAGATGGTCCTCTTCCAACAGAGACTGCAACATGGTTAAGTGTAAGTGGTTTACAATCAAATGGTAGTCCATATATGGGTCGTAAAGCACAACGTCAAATGGTTGTAAAAGCATTGCGTTCAGCAATTGATACTAATACTGATTTGCGTGATCAAGATAACTTCTTTAACTTGATGGCTACACCTAACTATCCAGAACTACAACCTAACATGGTTGTATTGAACGCAGATCGCGGTGAGACAGCATACATACTAGGTGATACTCCAATGAGATTACCAGCAACTGCAACTGCAATTCAAGCATGGGCAACTAATGCAGCTGGTGCTACAAGTACAGGTGAAGAAGGTTGTGTAACACGCAATACTTACTTAGGTTTGTTCTATCCAAGTGGATTGACTTCAGACTTATCAGGTAATATTGTTGCAGTTCCACCAAGTCACATGATGTTACGTACTTTCTTACGCAATGATACAATTGCGTATCCTTGGTTAGCAGCAGCAGGTACACGTAGAGGTAACATTGACAATGCTACAAACATTGGATATTTAGATAGTACTACAGGTGAATTTATAACTATCAAGACCCGCTTAGGAATTCGTGATGTATTATATATTAACTTTATCAATCCATTAGTATTCTTCACTGGTGTTGGATTGTTAAATTATGGTAACAAGACAAGTTACGATAGTCAAAGTGCATTAGATAGAACCAATGTTGCTAGATTGATTGCTTATATTCGTAGGCAACTAGAGTTAGCGTCAAGACCGTTTGTATTTGAGCCAAACGATGCGTTAACACGTAATCAGATTCAAGGTGTAATACAAACATTGATGATTGATTTAGTTGCAAAACGAGGCATATATGATTATCTTGTAATTTGTGATCAATCAAACAATACTCCTGCAAGAATAGATAGGAATGAGTTGTGGGTAGATGTTGCAATCGAACCAGTCAAGGCAGCTGAATTCATTTATATTCCAGTTAGAGTATTAAACACAGGTGAGATAAAAGCATTATAAGATGACCCCGAAAGGGGTTATCTTTGATTTAAGATAAATAATATTAACAGGAGAAACATAAAATGGCAACAGCCTCACAATCATTGTTCAACATGACAGTAGCATCTGATAATGCCGGCGGCAATCAGGGCTTATTAATGCCTAAACTACAATTTAGGTTCAGAGTAAATTTTTTAAATATTGGAACTGCTGGTGATACCGTAAGTTTAACTAAGCAAGTTATTGACTGCGCTAGACCACAAGTACAATTTCAAGAAATAACAATACCAGTATATAACTCAACTATGTATTTGGCAGGTAAAGCAACATGGCAAACACTTGCTATTAACATTCGTGATGATGCATCTGGTACTGTGTCTGCATTAGTAGGACAACAATTACAGAAGCAAATGGACTTTGTTGAACAAGCAAGTGCAGCTAGTGGTCAAGATTATAAATTTCAAACTGATATTGAAATACTAGACGGCGGCAATGGAACCCAAGGTCCTGTTGTGTTAGAAACATGGGAATTATATGGTTGCTTTATTCAAACTGCAAACTATAACACATTGAACTATGCAACTAACGAAGCAGTAACTATTGCACTAACATTACGCTATGATAATGCAATTCAATCAGCTGGTGGCGGTCTAGTAGGTGTAGGTGAAGCTATTCAGAGAACAGTTGGAGATATCGCTACTGGTATTGGTGGTAGTCTATAATATTTTAGTTGGCTATTAAATATGGCTGATACTTTTAATAACAATAGTCTACCTAATAATATACAGCGTGTTTTGCCAAACCGTCCGGGACAAACCACATCCGGGCAAGCTACCTTGCGTGATTACACTCACGCAAGTAAAGTATTTAGGGGAGGCGGTGGCCCTGGCTTTAAAAACGGCGATTATCGAAACGCCCCCAAATTTAAATACTTATTTCATGTTTATTTCAAAATAAACCCTGAAGCATTTCCGGGCGCAGTTAGTAATGATTACGGCGTACTAGTTAAATCAGTTAAACTTCCTAGTTTTAATATTGAAACTGCTATACTGAATCAGTACAATCGTAAGAGAATTGTACAAACAAAAATCAAATACGATCCAATAGATGTTACATTTCACGATGACAATGGTTCAGGATTGGGCACGCCTAATCTAGGCGGAACTATAAGAGCATTGTGGAAAGCATATTACAATTATTATTACTTTGATGGTACAACTCCTGAAGTAGTATTTTCCGGTAACAGAGGTGCCGGTGGCACCCCAGTACAAGGTGGAGGCGGCACAATAATAATTCCAACTGAAGCTAGATACAATGATAGAACACAATATAAACCTTCTAATACAGGGAACACTGATTGGGGTTATATAGGCGAGAATCAAAACGCAGATGGAGTTAAAATTCCTTTCTTTAAGAATATCACTATCTTTGGATTTAACCGTCATCTGTTTTCTGCTTATACTTTAATAAACCCTATCATAACAAGATTTACACATGATACATATGACTATGCTCAAAACACAGGCACTATGGAAAATCAAATGTCCATAGATTATGAAACAGTAGTTTATAACGAAGGTGCAATCGATGGGCGGGATCCAAGTAATATACCTACTGGATTTGGTGATGACGGAAGCTATGATAGACGATTAAGTACTATAACACCTAAGGGTGCAAATGGTCCTGTTCCCGGACCACAAAATTTAGTAGATAGTGCAGGCGGCGCAGTTACTAGTAGTACAGGAGCAATAGTAGGCTATGGGTATGGTAGTGGCAGAAATAACCCTAGTGTAGTTGCGTATGATTCAATTAAAAATCCTAATACATTAAATGTAGCACCTTCGCCAGTCGTTGCTGGATTGCCAAATGGGGTAGAACAAAGCAATACTAGAAATAATCCATTCACATTCCCTGCTTCGGGTGAAACTACTGCAACAGAAAATAAAGCAAGTCAACCTGTAAACGCACAACAAGGCCCTGAACAATTAGGAGCCAAACCAGCTGGATATCAAGTTCCTAGTTATGCGTTCCAACAATATGGTAAAAATAGAAATCAAATTATTGATTGATAAATAAAATATGGCAAGCGTAATAGACAACCGTAAATCTAACTCAATAGATAAAACAATCAGAATTTTTGATTCGTTTTATTCTTTTAACCTCATAGTTAATCCTAATGAGTATGATATCGTACATTCATACTTTACTTCAATATGTGATTCAGTAGATATAGCTGATAATTTTACTGTTATTTTATTCAGAATTTCACAACAAACTCAAATACCAGTTCTTGATTTATTAAATCAACTTAAGGGTAAACAAAAGATGGAAATAAATCAAATACTTGCATACTATCTTAATAGTTTTAAAAACAAAACTACACTGTATGGTACTAGTGTTTTACCAAGACCAAATCAATCAGTCGCACGAAACATTGTGCAATAATCATGGCTAATTGGGCACAAGGTATATTTACTCCTAAAAACCCACAAAAGTATGTAGGTAAGCATAAACCTAAATATAGATCAGGGTGGGAACTAACATTCATGACCTTTTGTGACACTAATAAAAACGTGACACATTGGGCAAGTGAATCAATGGCTATCCCATATCGTAGTCCATTAGATGGTAAAATTCATAATTATATACCAGATTTTTTTGTTGTATATCAAAACAAGTATGGCAAACAATTAGCAGAAGTTGTAGAAATTAAACCTAAAAAACAAAGTCTGATTGAAAGCAGAGTAGCAAGCGCAAGAGATAGGGCTGTGGTAGCAGTAAACCATGCTAAATGGCAATCGGCAATGGCATATTGTAAAGTGCAAGGTTTTTCTTTTAGAGTAATCACAGAAGATGACCTTTTTAGAAACGGGTCACGAAAGTAACTAAATACTTTTATGACCAAAAAACTAGAAGAACTCTTTGAACTTCCCCAAGACGATATTGACAGCTTGGCAAAACCAACCCCAGACAATGCACAGGAAATCACCACTGAAGCATTAGATAGTCTATCAAAAATAGAACAAGCATTACCTCAAGTACGTGGATTAGAAGCCGCAGATGATGAGATGGATAGTCTTGCTACACTAGCACAAGATAGCTATAAAGACTTGATGGACTTAGGGATGCAAGTTGACAGTAGATATGCTAGCGAAATATTCAATGTCGCTGGAACTATGCTTGGTCATGCAATCACAGCAAAGACTGCCAAACTAAATAAGAAGCTAAAGATGATTGATTTACAGCTAAAGAAAGCACAATTAGATCAAAAAGAAGCAAGTAGAGAGAAAGAGATTGAAGCTACTCCTGTAGGAGAAGGTAGAGAACTTGACAGAAACGAGTTGCTTAAGATGTTGGCATCAAAATCCACTTAAAAAGATAAATAAGATATACAGGAATAAAACATGCGAAGCCTTAAACAACATATTATGGAAAGTATACATACTTACAATTATACTATCAAAATTGCCGGCACCATTGATAAAAACTTTATAGATATGTTTAAGTTCAATCTAAAGAAGTTTGACCCAGTGGAAATAAGTGAACCAAAAAGTACCCCAATACAGAAATCTCCATATGGTTTCCCTAATTTAGAGAATGAAAGTGTAACATTGATTAAAGCTGAATTTAGATATCCAGCTACAGAACCAATGATACAACAGATTGCTCAACTATGTGGTTACAATGTTAACATGGTGCGTATGGTATCTACTGACTATGATGAAAGTGTTGATAGTGAAATGGCTGGATATGAGGACGAAATGAAAAATAGCCCATTGCTTGACCAAGAAAAAATGGGTGAGCAACCAGATGCTAAAGCAGCAAGCAAAGCATATGGTGATTCATATTTACAATCAATCAAGGAACAAACTAAAGACAGTATGATTGATATTCCTTACGCAGGAAAAGAAACACCAGATTCGTTTGACCCGTTCAAGCCATATCTAGATGATAAGAAAATGGGCGATAAAAGTCCAATGAGTACTATTAAGATGCCACCAAAGCCAAAGACTGGCGCAGCATATAACCGTTAAGGAAAAGAAAATGGATATTAGAGATATATTAAAATCATTTGACCAATTAAGCGAAAGCGGATCAACTATTCACAAAGCAGGCCCTGGCGGTTATGGAAATAGACACGGTTCAGAAGATGTTACCGATCAATACGGTAAACCAATTGGTCGTGCAAGTCTATCTAAGATGAGTGATGCTCCTGCTGTTAAGCGTGGCAAAGGTCGTCCTCCAAAGGCCGCTGATTCATCAGGTGAAGTTAAAAAATATGATAGTTCAGCATTAAGCCAAGCAATGGGTATGGGTAAAGCACCTAAGCCAAGTGGCAAGCCTAGTGTTAAACATAGTCTCAAAGAATACTTTGATAATATGGACAAAGCAGTAAATGAAGCAGGGTTAGCCGTACAACCAATGCCTGCTACAGCACAACAAAAGCAACAACAACAAATGGCATCAAAACCTGCATTTATGATTAAAGATCCTGCTAATCCTAATATGCCAGCTATCACTACACAAGACCCAGCCGTAGTTCAAGCTGCTAAGAATGGTACAATGTCAATGCAAAAGCCGGGCGCAGCTCCTACTCAACAAACTCCAGGTGCTACCCCTGCAGCAGGTGCAGGTTCACAAGTTGCACCAATGAAAGAAACAGGCGATAATTGGATCAAAGATGCTACCAAAAATAAAGGTGCATTCACTGCAAAAGCAAAATCACATAATATGACTCCTGCTCAGTTTAGAGCAAAGGTGTTAGCACACAAAGAAGATTATTCGGCTAAGACAGAAAAGCAAGCACAACTTGCTAAGACATTAAGCAAGATGCATGAAGCTGATGCGCCACAGCACTTTGCTCAATCAAGTCCACTAAGCACTCCTAGTCGTGATGTATTAGAAGGCAAGAAAGGTGTTAATCCTTTCGCTAAGAAAGAAGTAAAAGAAGCTGCTAAACCAGACTTCTTAGATATGGATAAAGACGGTGACAAAAAAGAGCCAATGAAAAAAGCCGTAAAAGATAAAAAGAAAGTGAAAGAAGGTATGGAACACGGATTACAAGCAGCAAGGCTTGAAGGCAAAAGTCATGCTTTAAGAAAAATGCCATACAATTGCACACACGATGATATGGAAGAAGCAAGACATTATCACGACGGCTTTAAAGAAGGACTAGATGAGTGCTATGGTCAGATGCCAATCTTAGGTCGTACAGCAGTTGATGAAGTATCATCTGAAGTAGGCACAATGGCTAGCTATGGTGCTGATGATATGGGTATGGACGAAGGCAATGCTTTCACTGCCGGTCTTGCTAAAACACCACACGGTAGTAAATTTAAAGTAGGTGGAAATACATTTACTGATAGAACACGCTATGATTCAAATTTAGAAGAATTTGCATTTGAATCATTGGACAAGCAATTGAATGCACTACTTGAAAGCGAAGAAAAAGTTTCAGAAGGCATGACTGTTTCAATCAGCAAAGGTCAACAAGGATCTCCTGATTCAGTAAGTGTATCAGCGCAAGACGGTGAAGCAGACCAATTATTATCTATCATCAAATCAGCAGGCATGGGTTTATTTGGTGGTGATGAACAAAATGGGTACGGCGCACCACAAGGCTCAACACAAGCACCAGGTGGAATTGAAGTAGTTGATGACCATGACGGCATGATGGCATTGATGAAGAAGTTATCTGGCGGTGAGATGCAAAGTGGTGGCGACTACGCAGATGAAGAAGGGTCTGAAGAAGGTCACATGCACGGTGAAGAAGAAACTTGCAATGAATGTGGCGGTATGATGGAAGAGAATCATCAATGTGGTTCTGGTCAACAATCAGTTATGGGTGAACAAGAATCAGAAGATCAAATGGAATTTGAAGTTGCTGAAAATGCCCCGGATTCTGGTGCTGATAATACTAATGCTGATGTTGCCGGTAATGCAGCAGCTAACAGTGCATTAGCAACCGCAGATGCAGGAGAAGATGAAGAAGAAGGTCAAATATATTCAAAACCAGTATCTGAAGATGGCGATGACGAAGCTGAAGCAGAGACTGATGCAGATGATACTGAAAACGTAGCAGAAGGTAATGCAAATGACACTTGCAAAAAATGTGATTGCAGTCCTTGTAAATGTGAAACAGTAGCAGAATCTTTTGCTAATCTTTACAAGAAATTAGCATTCTTATCAGAAGAATCTACTAGTGAGAAAGATGACAAAGCAGAAAGAGCCGCTAAAAAAGTCGCTAAAGATATCGAATATGACGAAGGTCATAAAGGTAAAGATGATGACAAGGCAGAAGAAGCTGGTAAGAAAGTAAAAAAAGACATTGAGTATGATGACAAGAAAGACAAAAAAGAAAAGAAGCTAGACGAATGGGCTAATGAAGCCGGTAAAAACGGCACAGATGCAGCATTTGAAGCTGACATTGACTTTATGACTAAAGTTATCAGTGGTGGATTGAATAAACAAAAATCTACTGGTCAAACAACTATTCCAGTTGTGTCTGGTCAATCATCTCGCATGGGAGTTGATGGATTAGGTAGCCCAATGAAAGAGTCTACTGATTTGTTAAAAGACTATTTAAAGTTAAGCGGTCTATAACAAAACCGTACTTAAAATGCCCGGCGATAGTCGGGTATTTTTTTGGTTCACCGTTTCTTAAAAAACGATAAATACATTATAAATAGGTAACACAAACATGAGCCAACAAAACATAGACTTTGGAACGTTTCCAGATGATCCTTCAGCAGATGCAATACGCACAGCCTTCAATAAAGTACAGAACAACTTTGACCAACTTTTTGGTGCGAACGCAAATACTACTGTAACTTCTATTAACAGGACACCAGGTGCAGGTATTACAGTTAATTTCCCAACTGGCAATGTTGTAGTTTCTGCCAATCTTGCATGTTTACAAGTTTCTACTAGCACATTAAAAATGGGTAGGGGCGGTAATACTGGAAGCAATGCATTAATTACACAGTCTAGTCAGACATTAGTAATTGATATTAATCCTGACCAAGTATACTCTAACTATTTTGCCGATGTTAATAATGGATTATCAATTTTTAATGGTAACTTATCAAGCAATTCAAATTATCAAGCTAACTTAACAAGTTTTGGAAATTTAACTAGTTTGAATGTTGCAGGTCGTGCAAATTTTACTGGTTCAAATACATACATATCTAGCGTAAGTAATTTACATATCCCGGGCGGCGGCGCTGGATATACTATCGTTACTGACGGTGCAGGTAATTTATCTTGGTCAGCGGTTACAGCAGGTAATGGTGTTGCCGGTGGTAATGCTGCCGAAGTTCAATTTCAAGGTAGTGGAAGTAATTTAGGTAAATTCTCTGGTAACTCAGGATTTACTTTTACTACCGCAAACGGTTTATTACAAACTCCATTGTTAACAGTAGCGGGTAATACAATCAGTGCTAATTTTATAGGCACATTAGCAAATGGTAATAGTAATATTTCTATTACAAATAATTCAAATATTACATTTACTGCCATTAGCAATAGCACAATGGTAGTTAGTGACACTGGTGCTAATATTACAGGTACTGCTAATATATCAGGTAATGCTAATGTCGGTAACATAGGTGCTGAACAAGGTATATTTACTACTAGTGCTAATATTCCATTAATACAAAATGGTAATAGTAATGTTACTATAGGTGCAAATACAACAGTTTCTATCTTTGTTGCAGGCAACACAACTGCTACAATATCAGCTACTTCAACTGGTGCAAACATTTCAGGTATAGCAAATATTACTGGTGATATAGTTACAGCAGGTAATATATCTACTACAGGTGGCAATGGAAGAGTACAAGCAAATAATTTTAATATTACAGGGGCAGCCACAGGTAATGCTAATGTATCAACTATAACTGGTAATTTAGGTATTCGTGCGTTATCCAGTACATATACAGATAATGTAGCATTGGCAAGTGCAACCATAACAAATGGTGCAATACATGCAATTGCTCAGCCAACACTAACAGCAACTAACGCAACAGTGACATTTACAAATGCAGCAACTTTTTATATAGCAAACAGTCCAGCAAATTCAGGAACTACATTAATTACTAATCCATATTCATTGTACATTGCAAATGGTAGTACTTACTTTGGTGGCGCTAATAACTACATGGCAGGTAATTTGATAGTTGCAGGTAATACAACATATTATAATGTTGATTCATTCAATGTCGAAGATCCAATTATATCATTGGGCGGCGGCGTTAATGGTGCACCATTAACAAGTAATGACGGAAAAGATAGAGGTAGTGCATTACAATATTACACTACTACTCCGGTTACTGCGTTTATGGGATGGGACAATAGCAATAGCGAATTTGCATTTGGTAGTAATGTAAGTATTAGTAGTGATGTAGTAACATATAATAATTTAGGTAATGCTAGGGGTTTAAGTTGGTTAGGTAATGTAGACGGGTCATATGCTAACCTTAGTGGCGATTTAACTTCTGCCAATGCTAACTTAGGTAATAGTGCAATTGCCAATTACTTTGTAGGTAGATTACATGGTGCAGCTAACTCAATTGCAAACGGAACCAGCAATGTCGATATTAGTACAATCAATGGAAATATTACAATTGGGGTAGCGGGTAATGCAAGCATAGTAACAGTAACTGGCACTGGTGCCAACATTACCGGTACATTAAACACCGGGACAGGAAATGCTAATGTTGGTAATTTAGGTACAGCTACTGCTATCATTACTACTGGTAACATTACTACTATCAACAGTAGTTTACTACAAAACGGAAATAGCAATGTATCAATAACTGCCAATGCTAATATTGCTATTGCAGTTACAGGTGCAAACAGATTAGTTGTTACATCAACTGGTGCTAATATTACTGGTACAGCAAATGTATCCGGTAATGCTAATGTACTTAATTTAGGCACAGCACAAGTATTAGCAAGTGCTAATGTAACAAGTCCTCAATTTATATCTAATATAGCAACTGCGACTGGTGCACCATTTAGTGTACAAAGTACCAATCGTGTAGCAAACTTAAATGTTTCATATGCTAATGTAAGTGACTTTAGCGTGGTAACAACACAAACTACTGGTACATGGAATCCAGTATTTGTAAGTGCAAGTGCTAGTGGTAATTATGCTCTTGGAAGTAATACACTAATTAGTGCTAACTTAGCGAATGGGGCATTGATTGCTACTACATTCGTTGGTAATATTACAGGTAACATAGGCGGTATACTAGCAAATGGTAACAGTAATATAAGCATCCCATCATCAAATGGCAATGTAAACATTACGGCAGCAGGGGTTACTACAATTATAGCAACTGGCACTGGTGCTAATATTACTGGTACATTAAATGCAAATGGTAATGCTAATGTAGGTAACTTAGGCACGGCGCAAGTATTAGCAAGTGCTAATGTAACTAGTCCACAATTTATATCTAATGTCGCCGGCGGTACTGCACCATTTGTTGTAACAAGTACGACACAAGTAGCTAATCTAAGTGTAGCAACAGCAGGCAGTGCTACTACAGCAGGCACTGTAACAACTGCGGCTCAACCAAATATTACAAGTGTTGGTACATTAACATCACTTGGCGTTAACGGCACAGTAACTGCGGTAGCATTTACTGCAAATACAGGTGTATTTACTGGTAATGGCAATGGATTAAGTTCGTTGGTCGGTGCTAATGTTACTGGTACCGTAGGTAGCGCAACTAACGCTGCTGCACTATTACAGAATACATCTACTTCTACGACAGTATACCCAACATTTTCTACTTCATCAGCAAATGGTAATTCATCTGCGGTAATCAATACAAGTATCAGTGCTAATTTAGGTAATGCTTCTATTACTGCTACTACATTTGTTGGTGCATTGTCAGGTGCAGCAACTACTGCTGGTACCGTGACAACAGCAGCACAGGGTAATATTACTAGTGTTGGTACATTAACATCATTGGGAGTTAATGGTACAGTCACTGCGGTTGCATTTACAGCAAACACAGGTGTATTTACTGGCAACGGCAATGGATTAAGTTCATTAGTAGGTGCTAATGTTACTGGAACCGTAGCCAATGCAACATACGCTGTAAGTGCAGGTAGTGCTACTACAGCCGGTACAGTAACAACTGCCGCTCAACCAAATATTACAAGTGTCAGTACTTCATTCACAAGTCTTACATTTGCTGCCAATGGTAATATCACAATGAGCGGTGGTTCATCACAACTAGCAGGTGCTAATTTATTACAAGCCAATTACGTTCAAGCCACATTCAATACTGCAAGTAATGGTCAACCTAATGTTACATCACTTGGTACATTAACAGGATTAAATGTAAATGCAACAGTTACGGCCACAACATTCACTAGTAATGTAGCAACAAGTACTGCACCACTAAGTGTACAAAGCACTACCCGTGTAGCAAACTTAAATGTTGCATATGCTAATGTAAGTGATTTTGGTGCAATTACAGCACAAACAACCGGTACATATTATCCAGTAGTTATCAGTGGTAGTACTAGTGGAAATTATGCACATGCGGTTGGTCCAACTGGTATATCATTTAATTTGGCAACCAACACAATATCTGCCACCACATTCTCAGGTAATGTAACTGCGAGTGGAACTGTTCAGGCAGCAAACATAACAGCTACTGCTTACATAACACGCGCTGTTACTACTGGTATATCTGCTAATGGAACAACACAAGCACAAGCAACAGGATTAACTACAGAAATTAATATAGTAAGTACAGTGAATTCTGGTACAGGTGTTAGATTACCAGCAGCAGTAGCAGGAACAGTAGTTTACATTACTAATAATAGTGCAAATAGTTTGTTAGTATATCCACAAACCAATGGTATAATTAATAGTCAAGCAGCTAACGCAGCATTTACGCAAGGGGCTAATGCTACATTACAATACATGGCTCCTACTACTACGCAATGGTATACAATAGGTGCAACATACGCATAATAGGAAATAATATGGTAACATTAGATTTATTAACACATATGTGTCCAAAGACAAAAGTAAGTATACTTGAGGGATACTTAGAACCACTAAACACAGTGGCAGAGTATTATGAGATGAACGATAATCCTGCACGACTAGCAGGCTTCTTAGCACAGACAGCACACGAGAGTGGTGGTTATACTGCTATCAAAGAAAATCTAAACTATAGTTCTAAGGGTTTACGTGGTACATTTGGTAAATATTTCCACAATGATGAAATAGCAAATCAATATGCTAAAAAACCAGAGAAGATTGCTAACCGTGTTTATGCTAATCGCATGAAGAATGGTGACGAGTCAAGTGGTGATGGATATCGTTTTTGTGGCCGTGGATTGATTCAATTGACCGGGCGTGATAACTATACAAAATTTGCAAATGATTTAGGAATGAGTTTAGAAGATACAGTAGCTTACCTAGAAACACCAAACGGTGCTGTATCAAGTGCAGGATGGTTTTGGGATAACAATAAACTAAATCAATATTGTGATAGTGGTGATTTCGTGACACTAACCAAACGTATCAATGGTGGTACTATTGGGTTAGAAGATAGGAAGCATCACTATGACATAGCGATGCATTACTTAACAACATAACATGGCACAACCAACTTGGATTACACCAGCAGGCTCTTTAGGATCATATCCTTACGGATATTCAATATCATTTTCAATATTAGCAGAGCCAGTAAGCCCGGCTGTTACGGTAGGATATATATTATTAGCAGGCACATTACCTGACAATCTATCATTAAACTCAGTAACCGGTTATATAACTGGTATCCCTGTACTTGTTTTACAAGATACTACCACTGTATTTACAATAAGAGCAACTGATAATTTAGGTAACATAAGAGATAGAACTTTTTCTATATTGATTTCAGGTTCAGCATTGCCTCAGTTTACTACTCCAAGTGGTATATTATTATCTACAATAGATAGTGTTTGGACTCAATTACAAATAGAATACACTGATCCAGATACATCAAATCCTGCTGTAGTTGAATTGCAAGAAGGCACAATACCACCTGGATTAGAAATTAATTATAAAGGATTAATTCAAGGTTATCCTAATCCTCCATTGAGTGAGGAAACATTGCCAATTGTTACCACACTTGCAACATCGACCTTAGCTGCAAATGATTATGTGTATTGTTTAACTGTATCCGGAGTGACGCCCGGAAGACCTGTTTATTTTACTGGTGATACTATCAGTACTATTTCACCCGGTCAAGTATATTATGTTAAAGAAGTTGATACTACATTGAATGCATTTTCAATATCAGTATCTCAGAATGGTAGTACATTTTCATTATCAGATGACGTTGGAGCAATGTCGGTAACATTACCACAAACATCAACTGGTTCACCTACAATTAGGTCATACAATTTTGTGTTAAGATTAGTTAGTAGATTAGGCAATACTACACAATCATATTCAATAACAGTTATAAATCAAAACTTATCAGTAAGTCAAGGTGGTCCAGGTAACCCACCAAATACTAGACCACCTACTATATTGAACACACGACCATTGGTTATCAATCCTCCAGATACTGATATATATTATGGTTATTATCTGTTACCACCTATACCACCTAGTCAAAATGCAGAAATAGGTACTGCACAAAGTGACAACTATTTTGCATTTAAATTGATTGGGTATGATTTTGACAGCAACGACCTTTCATATATTTGCACTGGTTTGCCGCCAGGAATAACATATAGTAGTACTACTGGTTGGATAACAGGTACACCCATATTATCATTACCGGGAATCAATACTTATAGATTCACCGCACAAGCAGTTAAAAAAGGTAGAGAAAATATAGGATCTCCCGTCTTTAACTTTGGATTTAATCTTGCATTAGATATAGTAGGTGATATAACATGGGTAACTAGTTCTAATTTAGGAACTGTATTCAATGGTACACCCAGTATATTAAAAGTATTAGCAGAATCTGATGTAAGTTTACAGTATAGAGTAGACTCTGGAACATTACCTCCTAACTTAATATTGTTAGATAACGGGGAAATAACGGGAATCGTAGCTAATCAACCAACAGATGTATTCTTAGAAGGTGGAATGAGTACTGATTTTACATTCACTATACAAGCATATTCTCCTATTTATTCAATAATACAATCAACTAAAACGTTCACTGTTACTGTTTATCAAGAATATAGTCAACCAACTGATATACTTTATATTGAAGCAGCACCAAGTATACAAGATAGACAATTGTTAGCTACTTTATTAGATAATGACGAACTAATTCCACCTGCTGTAATATATAGACCAAATGATGTTTATTTTGGTAAAGCAACTAGTATTATATATGAACATGCGTACGGGATTTATGCTAGTGACATACAACAATATATTGCTGCTGTAACAAGAAATCACTATTGGAGAAATATAATATTAGGTGAATTAAAAACTGCTGTAGCAAAAGATGAAAACGGCGATGTAATTTATGAAGTAGTATATAGTAGTGTAATAGATAATTTAGTCAATCCACAGGGTGTTAGTATTGAGAGCAGTATATATTGGCCAAGACCAATAAACTTAAATTTAGGCCCATGGTATACTAGTGTAACAGATATTTTTACAAGTTTCGCTGACGATTTAACTGGCAATTTAGAATTTTATACTAGTTTAACGCCTGGATTTGCTAGAACATTGTATCCAAATAGTTTATACAACATGCGTAATCGTGTAGCAAATGTATTAGGGCAAGTTTACAATAGTACATTATTACCATTATGGATGACAAGCCAACAGCCTGATACTCCTACTAATCGTGCAGCAGGCATAGCAGGTGGAACATTAGGTTATACTCAAGCATGGGTTATCTGTTATACAAAGCCTGGTTTTGCTGATATAGTTAAAGCTAACATAGAAGAAAATTGGGGTTATACTAGTTATACAACTGGACAAGCACAATTTGTTAAGTATTCATTAAATGAAATCAATTTTAATATTGATAGATTCTCAGTTAATAAGAGTATCACCTACGATTGGGACAATAATTTAAATCCGCCTGCTTGGACGGGTTTACCTAGTGCTAACCCTGTACCAAATCCTCTTAACAGTCAAGATTTTTATGTGTTATTCCCAAGAGAAACTATTCTTCCGAATAATGCACAATACTAAATATATATATAACGGAATAAAACAATGAGTACCATAAACACAAATTCAATCAATGTAAACTATCCAGTGCCTGGTGTTAACAATAACAGTCAAGGGTTCAGAGATAACTTTGCATCTATCGTTACCAACTTAAACACAGCTGGAACTGAAATCACAGATTTACAAAACAAAGTAGTAGTTAAACAAGCGTTAACTGGAACTACATTAAACAATGATATGGCTAATACTCTTATTAGCAATGCAAGTGTTAGAAGTTTTAGATCAACTACATACAATTTGGGCAATGCATTAGCCGGTACTGTGTTAGTTGATACTAGTTTAGGTGATGTTCAATATGGTGCAGTAGCATCAAACACTACGTTTAACTTTGGTAGTTGGGCACCTGCCGGAACACAAGCTAATGTACAATTAAACATATCAGTATCTAATTCATTAGCAGTAATTACTTTCTCCGGTAATATTGTAGTAGCAAATGCTAACAACAACGGTATTAGCACACTTGAGAATTTCTCTAATATAGGTGGATTAGTTACAGTAACTGCTCCTGCAGGGGTAACGCAACTTAATTACTTAATTACTACTACTGATTGTGGCAATACATTATATATTAGCCCAATCAATAGACCAAGAGCAGCCACACAAATACAGCAAAGAATTGTTCCACCAACTGGATTGCAAGGTGATGTAACAGGCGATGTGGCAGTTGGTCCATCATTTAATCAATTGACAATTTCAACTACTAACGCAGCAGATTACTTTAGTGTTAGTGATACTACTCAATTGTATACTGATTTGCCTGTGATATTTACTGGCACTAGTATTGAAGCTAATATCACAGCAGGCACTACATACTATGTTAGAAATGTGTCTGCTAATACATATTTTACTGTTTCAACAACTATTGGTGGTGCAAATGTAAACTTAGCAGGTGGTTCTGGAACTATGTATGCTAATCCAGTATCATATGTATATGTAGCTACTGATTCATATAATGCTACCGCATGTGTTACTAGTGTTACTAGCACAACTAGCAGCGGTAATGTCATTACATTATCAGGTAATTTGTCTAGTATAACAAGTGCAGTAAATGAACCTATAATATTTAACGGCAATATAGGTGGATTAATATCAAATACAGTTTATTATATTAAGACAGTATCTAGCCCAAACATTACAGTTAGCCAATCAAGAACAAACGGTGTAGCCGGAACAACTGTTGCAGTCAGTTCAAATTCAACTGCTACTACCGCAACATATTATGTAGGTAGTGATATATGGCAGAGAATTGCATTGACACCTTGGTAAATAATAAAAGGTATAATTAATGTCAACGGCTAATTCTTCAATAAAAATAACGCAGCTACCAAATATAGGCAATGCATTAGCAGCCAATACGTTGTTGCCTGTGGTAAATTTAGCCGGTACTGCTATAACACAAAAAGCAAATGTACAAATTATAGGTAATTTAATATTATCAGGTGCAGGTGGTGAGAATTTTGTACCGGCAGCATTGTCAGAGTTAGCATATACTGTAGCAAATAATGAACAACCAAACATAACAAGTGTTGGTATATTAAGTAATGTAGAAGTTAGCGGCAATGCTACTTTTGGTAATATTACTGTAGAAGGTAGTAGTGAGTTAGGCAATTCAGCAACAGCAAATTATTTTATTGGTGATGGTAGTTTAGTATCTAATGTAACAACTGCAAAACAACTTGTTCGTGGTGGCACTAATGTTTATCTAATGGATAACGGCCCTGTATTAATTAGTGTTTCTACTGTTCCTAATGTAGTTAAGATAACTGACACTGGCATGAATGTTTTTGGAACATTGCAAGTCAGTAGTAATGCTAATACATCTAACTTAGGTGTTTACAATTTAGTAGTAGCAACAGAAGCAAATTTAGGTGATGTCGGTAACGTAATAATAACAGGTGGTACAACAGGACAAGTATTAAGCACCGATGGTTTAGGTAATTTAAATTGGATTACTGGATCTAATATAGCCGGCGCTACTGGTTTAACTGGTGCTACTGGTGCAAATTCTATTATACCGGGCGCTACTGGTTTAACTGGTGCTACTGGTATAGGTAGCACTGGCGCTACTGGTCCAATTGGTTATCAAGGTGCAACTGGATATACAGGTACTACAGGTAGTACTGGATTAACCGGTAGTAGTGGTAGTACTGGATTACCCGGTAGCACAGGTGGTGTTGGTGCTACAGGTACAAAAGGTACTACTGGCGCTACAGGTGCGACTGGAGCAACTGGCGCTACAGGAGCAACAGGAGCTACTGGTTTAACTGGCGCGACTGGTGGCATAGGTTTTCAAGGTGCCACTGGATTTACAGGTAGTACCGGTAGTACTGGTGTAACAGGTAGTACAGGCTTAGATGGAACCACAGGTGCTACAGGTGCAACTGGATTAACAGGTGCAACAGGTATCAAAGGAACAACTGGTAGTACCGGCTATATAGGAACAACAGGTGCTACAGGTGCTACTGGTGTACAAGGAACTACTGGTGCAACAGGTGCTACTGGGTATATAGGAACAACTGGCGCAACAGGTGCAACTGGCATACATGGATCAACCGGTGCTACCGGCATACATGGATCAACAGGTGCTACTGGTTACAATGGAGCAACAGGTGCCACTGGGTTAGGTGCAACAGGTGCTACCGGAGCAGGTGCAACAGGTTCAACTGGTATAACTGGTGCTACTGGACCAGCAGGATCTACTGGCTATGGAACAGTAGGTGGCACTGGAGCAACAGGTCCTAGATTGCCATCAGATGCACCGCCGGTTACTGGGGCTACTGGAGCATATTACGAAGGTGTTGTATTAGGAACTACCCCAAGTACATCAACAATAGTATTATCAATCAATATACCTGCAGCGGGAACATGGAGTCTGTTTACTCAAGTAAGTGCTTCATTAGGAATAGATCAACAATGTACCTATGCTTTGTTTAATAACTTAGGTGTATTAGTAGCAAATACTGAGGGTAAAGCTGGATATATAGATGGTGTATTATTTCAAGGTCAAGGAACAAGCAGATATACAGTTACAACAACAAGTGCAGTAACATACACAGTACGAGTATGGGGATCGGGACTTTATCCTGGAGTTAACAGTATTAATAGTAATATCAATGGCAGAACATTTGCTAATTGGTTTCAATTGACAGGTGGATATGTAGGTGCAACTGGTGACGTAGGTGCAACTGGCGCTAGTATAAAGATTATTGGTGATGTGCTTACGGTAGGATTAGATCCACAAGCAACATTAAATGCTGCTTATCCTAGTGCTGTTGAAAATGACGGTGTAATTGCTGAAGATACTGGTAATCTTTGGGTATTGACTAACACAATATGGGTTGATGTAGGGAGAATACAAGGCCCACCGGGTACTACAGGGGCAACTGGATATGAAGGAACGACAGGTGCAACTGGCGCAACTGGCTACGACGGTGCGACAGGTGCAACAGGATTAGGAAGTACTGGTGCTACAGGTGGATATGGAAGTACAGGTGCTACTGGTATATATGGAAGCACAGGTGCTACTGGTATATATGGAAGTACTGGTGCTACTGGCGAATATGGAAGTACTGGTGCAACCGGTGAATATGGAAGCACAGGTGCTACCGGCTATATAGGAACAACGGGTGCTACTGGCGCTACTGGTGTTGTAGGTACTACAGGTGCTACAGGTGCAACAGGTTATACAGGCACTACTGGTGCTACAGGCGCTACTGGGGCAACAGGTGAAATAGGTAGTACAGGTGCGACAGGTGCTACCGGATATCAAGGTGGTACAGGAGCAACAGGATATATAGGTAGTACAGGAGCAACAGGAGCTACTGGTGCAACCGGTGAAATAGGTAGTACAGGAGCTACTGGTGCAACAGGTTATATAGGTAGTACAGGTGCTACAGGAGCAACGGGAGCGACTGGCGCAACAGGAGCAACTGGTAACATAGGTAGTACTGGGGCTACTGGTGCAACAGGTGCTACAGGTAACATAGGTAGTACAGGGGCTACGGGTGCAACAGGTATACAAGGAACGACAGGTGCTACAGGAGCTACTGGCTATATAGGAACAACTGGCGCAACAGGTGCCACTGGTGTTGTAGGTACTACCGGTGCTACAGGAGCAACAGGTTATACAGGTAGTACAGGTGCAACCGGTGCAACTGGAGCGACTGGTTATACAGGAACTACTGGTGCTACAGGTGCAACAGGAGCGACTGGTGCAACAGGTTATACAGGAACTACTGGTGCTACTGGTGCAACGGGAGCGACTGGTGCAACGGGAGCAACGGGAGCGACTGGTGCTACAGGTTATACAGGTGCAACAGGAGCGACTGGTGCAACGGGAGCAACTGGATTAGGTAGTACTGGTGCTACTGGTGCTACTGGTGCTACTGGTGCTACTGGTGCTACTGGTTACACTGGATCAACAGGCGCCACTGGTGCTACGGGCGCAACAGGCGCAACAGGTGCTACTGGTTATCAAGGTGCTACAGGTGCTACTGGATACACTGGAACAACTGGTGCTACAGGTTTAGGCTCCACTGGTTCTACTGGATTTACAGGTGCAACAGGTGCCAATGGTACTAGTACAAGTTTATTCTTGTATAGAGCAAACACTGGCTCAACGTCAGGCTATCCTGGTGATGGTGATATTCTTTGGAATACTGTTACTCAAATTGATGCAACTTCAATCAACATTAGTCATTTGACTGATGATAATACTGATATTGATATATTCTTGTCATTACTATCTGCGACAGAAACCATTCTTATACAAGATCAAAATAATAGTGCTAATTATCAAAATTTCATTATTACAGGGTCACCCACAAATGTAAATCCTGGTGCACCAACTAGCTATTGGGTAGTACCAGTTGATTCAACAAGTTCAGGTGGTACTGGTACTACCAACTTTGCTAATAATCACGCATTGTTCTTAGCATTAGTTAATGGTATTCAAGGTGCTACAGGACCACAAGGGTCAACAGGTGCACAAGGAACAACAGGTGCTACTGGAGTAGAAGGTATTGTTACACAAGCGACTCCACCAGCAAATACTAATGTATTGTGGGTTGATACAACAGTTAACGGCTCAGAAGGCGCAACAGGATTAACAGGCACCACTGGTGCTACTGGATATAGAGGTAGCACTGGCGCAACTGGTGCTACAGGCGCTACTGGAGCAGGCGCAACTGGTGCTACTGGAGCAACCGGCGCTACTGGATACATAGGAACAACAGGCGCAACAGGTGCCACAGGCGTTGTAGGGACTACAGGTGCAACTGGTGCAACTGGATACATTGGAACAACAGGAGCAACTGGTGCTACTGGTATACAAGGAACAACGGGTGCTACTGGCGCAACAGGTGCTACTGGCGCAACAGGTTATCCAGGTGGCACCGGCGCTACAGGCGCTACAGGAGCAACTGGTTATATAGGCACAACTGGTGCTACTGGGGCAACGGGTAATGTAGGTACTACTGGTGCAACTGGTGCAACTGGATACATTGGAGCAACTGGTGCAACGGGTGCAACGGGTAATGTAGGCACAACGGGTGCTACAGGGGCAGCAGGTGCAACAGGTCTAACGGGTGCTACTGGTGCTACAGGTGCCACTGGCACAATAGGTAGTACAGGTGCAACTGGCGCTACCGGTGCTACAGGCACAATAGGTAGTACAGGTGCAACTGGAGCAACGGGCGCTACTGGTACAATAGGTAGTACAGGTGCAACTGGAGCAACAGGTACAATAGGTAGTACAGGTGCAACTGGCGCAACGGGTGCTACTGGTTTAGGAGCAACAGGTGCTACTGGTCCAGTTGCAGGATCTAACACACAAGTTATATTTAATGACGCAGGTAGTGCCAATGGTAATGCTAATTTAACATTCGACAAAACATCAAGCCTATTAACAGTTACTGGTAATATATCAACTAGCGGTAATCTAACTTTCAGTTCAACCGGACAACGTATATTAGGTGATTTTAGTAATGGAACTATTGCAAACCGTGTGGCATTTCAAACAACCACAGCAAATACTAACACAGTGCTTGAAGTTATACCCAATGGTACTGGAACATCAGCAACTATAAATTTAGAATCTGATTCTGCTTTATTAAATTCAAGTTTGCTTACTGTGCAATTGAATGGTGGAACTGATGCTCGACTAACGTCTGGTCTTCGTGGCACAGGCACGTATTTGCCGATGAATTTCTACACCGGTGGAAGTGAGCGAATGCGTATTACTACCGCCGGGTATGTGGGGATTCAAAATTCTACACCAGCTGCACCTTTACATGTTGGTCCAGTTGCGAGTGGTGCAATTAACGGATATACAAGATTTGCGGTAGAAGCCCCTGATTACGCAGTTGCTACATGGAAATCTCCAGCAGCAAACTTTAGTCAAATTATCTTTACTGACCCGACAACTACAAATCTTGGTGGTATTAATTTCTTTAATTCAACTAATGCTACACCAAATGCAATGGCATTTTATACCAGTGCCAGTGAGCGTATGCGTATCGATTCCAGCGGCAACGTGGGGATTGGTACTACTACACCTAACTTTCAAATATCTTTTGGGGCCAATATTGGTAAGACACTAGCTGTGTTTGAGAATGCTGGTACAAGCGTTTACGGCATTGGGATGGGAGGTGCCGGAACTGGGGGTAATCCGTATCGTACTAAATTATTTGCTAATGGCACTGAATATGCATCTATTACTGATGCCGGTGTTTTTTCATTCAACTCAGGTTACGGTTCAGCGGCCACTGCATATGGTTGCCGCGCATGGGTGCAATATAATCAGTCTGCGGCAATTGTAGGTTCAGGAAACGTGTCTAGTATTACTGTTATAACAACAGGTGATGTCAGAGTGAACTTCACAACAAACATGCCTGATGCAAATTATTCTGCTGTTGCTACCACCAACGAAAGCGGTGGCGGCCCAAAATGGTGCAATGCAACTCAACCTGCCGTCAATAACATACGTATAGTGACTTTCAATGCAGACCAATCAAAAGGTTGGTTTGAATATAACTTTGTTGCTGTGTTTAGATAAGGAAAATTATGTCAAAGGTAATTATACATGAATCAGAAACAGGTGGTGTCACATTAGTGATACCTGCACCTAATTGTGGTATTTCTATTGAAGAAATCGCACGTAAAGATGTACCAGCTGGAATTCCCTATCACATCATTGATAGGTCACAAATACCAAACGATTTTGAGTTTTATGATGCTTGGGAAGCAGATTTTGCTAACCCCGATGGTTACGGGATTGGTTCAGAAGCATGGCACTTAGAACAGGAGCAAAAATGATCACTATCAATATAGATAAAGCTAAAGAAATTACTAAAACTCGCTTGCGAAAAGAACGTGGCCCGTTGCTTACTATACAAGATGTAGCATTTCAACGTGCGTTAGAAACAGGTGCCGACACTTCTGCAATCGTAGCTGAAAAACAAAGACTACGAGACATAACCAACTTAGCAGATATAGCTACAACCATTGACGAACTAAAGGCTATAACCGTTACGCAATAAATATATAATAAAGAAATAACTAAATGTCAGTACTAAAATATTATAACACTACCACTAGTCAATGGGTTCCAGCATCACTTGGTAATCAAGGTACAACTGGGGCAACGGGTGCTACTGGATTAGGTGCCACTGGTGCTACTGGAACAATAGGTAGTACTGGGGCAACGGGTGCTACTGGATTAGGTGCCACTGGCAGTACTGGTTATATTGGAAGTACAGGAGCAACAGGTGCTACTGGTTATATTGGAACAACAGGTGCTACAGGTGCTCAAGGTATAATAGCGCAATCAACTGCACCAGCAAATACAAACATACTATGGGTTGATACTACTGCTACAGGATCAGCAGGCGCTACAGGCCTAACGGGTGCTACTGGTGCAACTGGTACACGAGGTAGCACAGGCGCAACGGGTGCTACTGGTGCTACTGGATTAGGTAGTACTGGCGCTACAGGCTTTCAAGGAACAACTGGTGCCACTGGCGCTACAGGATATGTTGGAACAACAGGTGCTACAGGCGCTACTGGTGTTGTAGGAACAACTGGCGCTACAGGAGCAACAGGTACAATAGGTAGTACAGGTGCAACAGGCGCTACGGGTACTATAGGTAGTACAGGTGCAACAGGCGCTACGGGTACTATAGGCAGTACAGGTGCATCAGGTGCAGATGGAGACAAATATTCTACTACATCAAATACATCATTTACTTTAGGTAATTCTGGTAATCAAACTATTACAGTAGTTGATTTAAATGTTGATTATACTACCGGACAAGATATTATTGTAGCGTATAATGTAAGTAACATTCAATATGGAACTGTAATCAGTTATACCCCGGGCACAGGTGCATTGTTATTTGTTAAAAATACTTTTACTGGTTCAGGTACATATGCTGCCTGGTCTGTAAACTTAGCAGGCGCAGTAGGTATTCAAGGTGCTACTGGTGCTACTGGCTATACAGGAGCATCAGGTGCTACAGGTGCCACTGGTACAATAGGTAGTACTGGTGCAACAGGCGCTACTGGTTATATAGGTAGTACTGGTGCTACTGGTGCAACAGGTGTAGTAGGAACAACAGGTGCTACTGGTGCTACTGGATATGTAGGTACAACTGGCGCAACGGGTGCAACTGGCGCACAAGGAACAACAGGTGCAACTGGATATGTAGGTACAACAGGGGCCACTGGTGCAACAGGTGTACCGGGTATTGTGACACAAGCAACAGCACCAGCAAATACAAGTATACTTTGGGCTGACACATCTGTAACAGGATCGTATGGCGCAACAGGTGCAACAGGTACGATTGGTAGTACTGGAGCAACTGGGGCAACAGGTGCAACTGGTACAATAGGAAGTACAGGTGCTACCGGAGCAACAGGTGCAACTGGTACGATTGGATCTACTGGAGCAACAGGTGCAACAGGTACGATTGGTAGTACTGGAGCAACTGGGGCAATAGGGGCAACTGGTCCAGTAGCTGGTAGTAATACACAAATTATATTTAATAATAGCGGATCAGCTGGTGCTAGTGCTAATCTAGTATGGGATGGTAGCAATGTAGGAATTGGCACAAGTTCTCCAAGCACATATGGAAAGTTATCTGTAGTATCAGCTACAGCCGGCGCTGCAAAAATATCTATACAAGATATATCAGTTGGTGCTGCTGCTCCATTATTGCAATTTGGTGTCAATGACACTGGCGGTTTTAACTCAACAGATGCTGCAAGAATATGGACAACTGCTGCAACTTCTTCTAATGCACGATTGAATTTCTCAGCATACACTGGCGCAGTGCCAACTACTGCTCAAATGGTATTGGTTGGCGGTAACGTAGGGATTGGGACTACTTCACCGGCATACAAGCTAGATGTAAACGGGGACGTAAACGTACCATCTAACTCTAGTTATTTCTTAGGCGCAAACGCTGATAGGTATCTTAAATATCGTTCTGGAAATAATGATATTTTGTTATCTGCTTTGGCTGGGTTGTTTTATCAACAGAGCATCGGAAGTTTATATCACGCTTGGTTTATTAGTAATACTGAACGTGTGCGTATCGACTCCACTGGCAGCCTTTTGGTAGGTACTACATCAAGCACTTTTAGTGGTCAACCAATTAACGGGGTTGGAGTTGCAGGAACCGGTGGTGCATTATTGGCATTAAACAATTTAAATAATACTAATCAAACTTGGCAGCAATGGATATATGACTCTGGGTTAGGTGCTGCTGGTACATTTTCAATTGGACAGATAATCAACGGAAGTACAGGTGGAGTAGCAGGTGGTCCGTTTACACCAATATTGAATATGGCTGTTCCTTCTGCTGCTTCAAATAGTCCTAAAGTTTTTATCGATGCCGGTGGCAATGTAGGAATTGGAACAAGTTCACCATCTTCATACTTATCAGGGCAAGGATTTGCTGTTTATCGTGCAACAGGTGATACTCAAGTTGCTATATCAACTGGCGCGTCTGCAAGCGCATCGTCACTAAGACTATATAACTCAACATCACCGCAAGCAGAAATTGCTGCAGGTGGTTCAACATACAGTGCGTGGGGAGGTGCCAATAGCGTAAACGTATTAGCTTTACAAAATAATGGACCAATTACATTCAATACAACCGCAGCTAGCACCACTTCTGAACGTGTAAGGATTAATACATTTGGCATAGGTCTTGGTGGTGCTGTGCCAACATCTGGCATGGGTATTAAATTCCCTGCTACTCAATCTGCATCAACTGATGTTAACACGCTAGATGATTATGAAGAAGGTACTTGGACACCGAATGTGGATAGTAATAATGGCGCAGGAACATTTACCGTTAAAAGTGGCACTTATGTAAAAATTGGAAAACAAGTAACTATTTGGTTTAAGTGTGATGGTGGAAGTTCTCTTGCTGCCGGTACAACGCAGTATGTTTCTGGTTTGCCATTTAACGTAGGTACTTACAGTGAAGTATCAATTGTCGGTAATATGGGAACAAATGGACCCGCAACAAGAATTCAAAGTTTAATGACACTTACTGGAAATCGTTCCGTGTTGTATGTCTATATTGGTGGTTCTCAAGAAACAACCACCATAACATACGCTTCAGGATCTGCTACGTACTGGGTAGATTAAAATTAACTAATAAGGAAAATGCAATGGCAATAACAAAAGAAACTGTAGTAGATCAAATAACTGTTACTGAGAACGGCACTATACTTTATCGTGAGGCAACTCGCATCATAGAAGATGGTAATACATTAGCACAAACTTATCACCGCACAAGTTTAACACCGGGCCAAGTCCTTACTAATCAACCTGCTAAAGTTGCAGCTATTTGCAATGTAACATGGACACCTGAAGTTATTACAGCATATCAGGCTACATTGAACATAAATAATTCTCAATAAATACATAACTAAATGACAATATTAAAGACTTATAACACCGGCACTAGCCAATGGGAACCTGTAGCCCTTGGTAGTCAAGGTACTACCGGCGCAACTGGTGCTACCGGTTTAGGTGCTACAGGTGCAACTGGCTATATTGGAACAACTGGTGCAACGGGTGCTACAGGTGCAACTGGCTACTTAGGTACTACAGGCGCTACTGGAGCAACAGGGTTAGGGTATTTTGGATTAACATCTACAAGTAGTCAAACTATTGCATCAAGTGGAACATTTACATTAACTACTAACTTATTAGCATCTGCTAGTGCATTTACTGTTGGACAACGTGTAAGAGTATTTAATACTGCAACTCCTGCTAATTTTATCGAAGGTACTATTGCTACATTTGGTGGCGTAATAATGACTGTTACTATATCTAATAGTGGTGGTTCTGGTACATTTACTGCGTGGACAATAGTTGATGCGGGAGCGCAGGGTACAACAGGCGCTACGGGTACTATAGGCAGTACAGGTGCTACTGGTGCAACTGGAACAATTGGTAGTACGGGAGCAACAGGTGCTACCGGAGCAACAGGTACGATTGGATCTACAGGCGCTACTGGAGCAACGGGTGCTACAGGTACGATTGGTAGTACAGGTGCAACTGGGGCAACGGGTGCTACTGGTACAATAGGTAGTACCGGGGCAACGGGTGCTACAGGTTTAACAGGTACAACAGGTGCTACTGGTCCCGGTGCAACAGGTGCAACTGGATTTTCTGGTGCAACCGGAGCAGCAGGTGCTACTGGATCAGGTGGAACTACTGGTGGCTTATCTTCAACTGTTTTTACTTCTAACGGCACATTCACTATACCTGCAGGTGTCACTAAAGTCAAAATGACCATTGTGGGCGGTGGCGGCAATGGTAGTGCTTGTAATGGTACTACTGGCGGCGGCAATGGTGGGGGAGGGGGTGGTGCAGCTATTAAATGGCTTAGTGGATTAACGCCCGGCAATACATTAGCGGTAACAGTTGGAGGTGCCGGTGGCACATCTAGCGTTGCTTCAGGTACTCAGTCTATTACAACTGTCAGTGCCACCGGCAGTGGCGGTATTGGTTCCAATGGTGATATGAATATAAAAGGGCAAGGTGGCACTCTTGGAAGTATTAACCAAGGTGGTACCGGTAATATTAGAGGTGGAGCAGGTGGCAGTTCAATTTTTGGTGGAGGTGCTAGTACTGCTGGTAGTGGAGACAATGCTAGATCAATCGCCGGCGGCGCTTATGGCGGCGGCGGAAGCGGCGGACCTTTTGATACTGCTTGCGGCGGTTCTGGCGCTCAAGGCGGTGGTGCCGGCGCATCTGGTGTTGTATTATTTGAATATTAAAGGAATAGAATAATGAAATATGCATTGATTTGCCCCAATGAACCTATATTAGATGGTTATCGTGTTGCACAAGTTGAAGAAGTTGTATTTCCGGTAGGTGATCCTACCTACTGGACAGAATGTACAGATGATGTAATCGCAGACTATTGGTATTTTAAAGATGGTACAATAAAAAAACGTACTGACATTACACAAATAATATTACCAAATAACGGCTTACAGAGTTTCTAATGATCAACATTGGCCCAACACATCTGTTTAATTACAATGGAACATCATTCAATGTTTACCATGCCAACAAAGGAGAAGGATTACCAAGACATGAGCATACATTTTCTCATGCTACTGTATGCAACGCAGGAAGTTGTATTTTGCGTAAAGAAGGTCGTGAAAAAGTTATAGATAAACATACACAACCAATTGACCTTGCAGCAAATGAATGGCATGAGATTGAAGCATTAGAAGATAATACAGTTTTTGTTAACATTTTTGTAAATGAATAACAATAAATATATAAAACAAAGAAATAATTAAATGTCAGTACTAAAATATTATAACACTACCACTAGTCAATGGGAACCAGCAGCACTTGGTGATCAAGGTGCTACGGGCGCTACTGGCTATCAAGGAAGTACAGGTGCTACTGGTTTAGGTGCTACGGGCGCTACTGGCAATAACGGAACAAATGGTAGTACTGGCGCAACAGGTGCTACTGGTACGGCAGGTACAAATGGTAGTACAGGGGCAACAGGTGCTACAGGTACGATTGGTAGTACAGGTGCAACTGGAGCGACGGGCGCTACTGGTACAATAGGTAGTACAGGTGCAACTGGCGCGACTGGCGTAGTAGGCACTACAGGTGCAACTGGTGCCACAGGATATATTGGAAGTACAGGTGCAACTGGCGCGACTGGCGTAGTAGGCACTACAGGTGCTACTGGTGCTACAGGCACAATAGGTAGTACAGGCGCAACGGGTGCAACTGGAGCAACAGGTACGATTGGATCTACTGGTGCTACTGGAGCTACAGGTACAATAGGTAGTACTGGCGCAACTGGCGCTACAGGCACAATAGGTAGTACAGGTGCAACTGGAGCAACTGGTGCTACAGGCACAATAGGTAGTACAGGCGCAACTGGGGCAACAGGTACAATCGGATCGACAGGCGCAACGGGTGCTACTGGTCCAGTAGCTGGTAGTAATACACAAATCATATTTAATGATGCAAGTGCTGCAAATGGCAATGCTAATCTAACATTTAATAAAACAACTAGTGTATTGACTGTTACCGGTAATATAAGTGCTGGCAACGTAAGCGCAACAAATTACACAGGTACTACTAGTAACATTACTGGTCAATATATTACAACATTGGCTACAGGTACTGCTCCTTTCGTAGTAACAAGTACTACACAAGTAGCTAACTTGAATGTAGCAACATCAGGTACAGCCGGAACTGTAACAACAGCAGCACAACCAAATATTACTAGCACAGGTTCATTATCAAGTGTAACGGTTACTGGTAATTCGTTATTTAGTACCACTAGTGGTAACGTGAGTATTGGAACATCTAGTGTTGAAAGTAAAGCAACTATTAGTTATGGAACGTTAACTACCATAAACACTGCAAATATAAAAACTATATCAGCATTAACATTAACAGCAGAACAACCAGGAACAACGGGTAGTAATTATGGTGTTGCATTGACATTTAGACCAATTTCAGGTAGAGGAGCAGTTGGTTCTATCGTTGGATTTAATGACGGCACCAATCAAGAAGGTAGTGTTAATTTAGGATTTTATAGTGGAAGCGGGGCTTATCCTTCAACCGTATCAGAGCGTATGCGTATACAAGGTGATGGCAATGTGGGTATTGGTACTAGTACGCCAAGTAGACTACTTGAAGTATATTCAGCAAGCGCAACCTATGCAAGAATTAACTCAGCAACAACAGCACAATCCGCATTGCAAGTCAGTACTGGTGGTGGTAACTTTTTTATAGGTATAGATACTTCAACAGGTGGCGCATTTGCAGCAGGCGCAAATGGAAGAGTATTATATTCTGACGGCGCATACCCAATGGTGTTTTCTACCAATAGTTCAGAAAAAATGCGTATTCAATCAGATGGTAATGTAGGTATTGCTAATACAGCCCCAACCAATACACTAAGTGTTACAGGTACAGCATATGTTAGTGGCAATATCAGTGCTGGTAATGTAAGTGCAACAACATTTACCGGTGCATTATCCGGTGCAGCAACTACTGCAGGTACTGTAACAACAGCAGCACAACCAAATATCACTAGCACAGGAACATTAACTAGTTTAAGTGTTACTGGTAATTTAAGTGTTGGTAACTTAAGTATCACTGGTATAGCTAACAACCCAACAGTTACTAACTATACAGAAACATTACAAGCAGTAGGTACTGTTGGTGCTACATCAACATTATCATTAACAGCCGGTACTGTTCTTACAGCTACATTAACTGCAAGTACTCCATGTACATTTACTATGCCAACTGCTACAGCAGGAAAATCATTTATACTTAAGTTGACACAAGCAGCAACAGGTATGACTACAGCTACGTTCACTAGTGTTAAATGGCCAAATGGTCTTGCACCTACTATAACTTCAACAGCATCAGCAGTTGACATATTAACTTTCGTAGCTGATGGTAGTAACTGGTATGGTTCTTATGCTCAGGCTTATGCATAATGTTTGCAAGTAAGAATTTCAGCTTAACTGCACCCTCTAATAATCCATTAGGGGTGTATACTATTTCCAATTCATTGAGATTTCGCAGTAGCGCAAGTGCATATCTAAATCGTACACCTACTGTAGCGGGGAATAGAAGAACCTTTACGATCAGCATGTGGATAAAAAGGGGATTACTTGATTCAAGTGAATTTACGATTGTTAGTGCTGGCAACCGTGATCCTAGTTTTCAGAATATGTTTTGGTTAAATTGGTCACCCACTGGTCAATTACGTTTTTACGGTGATGCTATGACTGTGCTAACAACAGCAGTTTTTCGTGATCCCTCAGCTTGGTATCATTTTGTTGTAGCAGTAGATACAACTCAAGCTACTGCTAGCGACAGAATTAAAATGTATGTCAACGGTTCGCAAATCACATCATTTGCAACTGCTAACTACCCAGGACAAAATTTTGATTTTAATTGGAACAATACAACGTTTCACGAGATTAATAGATGGTCTTATAATCAAGCAACATACGGAGATCAATATTTTACAGAGATGTATAACATTGACGGGCAACAATTAACTCCATCTTCATTTGGGGCATACAATCAGTATGGGGTATGGCAACCAAAGAAATACACAGGTACATACGGTACAAACGGATTCTATTTAAAATTCAATAGCTATGCTACTGCCGCAGCGTTAGGCACTGACTCTAGCGGTAATGGCAACACTTGGACGGTAAACAACATCAGCGTGACCGCTGGAGCCACCTACGATTCCATGACGGATGTGCCAACGCTGACAAGCGCGACAGTGGCGAACTACGCTACGTTGAATCCGTTGGCAAAATATTCTGGGGTTACAGCAAGTAACGGAAACTTAACAGCGGTAAGTTCAACTTCAAATCAGGGAATTGCATCCACAATGTATTCTGCCTCTGGAAAGTGGTATGCAGAATTCACTTGTAACTCTGCGGGGTTAGAAGATGCCATTGGAATTTTGCAGAGTACATTTGATTTTAATGTAAGTGGTTTTTACCAAGCCACTCAATTGATTGTTATTAGGACTAGCAGTTCTGTTTTTTACAGTTCTTCGGCAAACATTGGAGCGCCTACTTGGACAACGGGTGATGTTGTTCAAGTAAAACTAGATTTAGACAACCAAACTGTTGGCTGGGCGGTAAATGGCGGTTCTTATACAACAATCAACATAACAAGTTATGACAGCCATGTGGCTGGTCAACTTTGGACTTTTGGTGTTAAAAATGGTTCGTCAAACAATAATGGAAATTTCAATTACTCAGCCAACTTCGGACAGCGCCCATTTAGCTACACCCCGCCCACTGGCTTTGTCGCGCTGAACACCTACAACCTGTCCACGCCTACGATACCCAATGGTGCAGCGTACATGGCAGCTACAACCTACACAGGTACGGGCGCGACTCTGACGGTTGCCAACACGGTCAACGGCACAGCGATGCAGCCAGATTGGGTGTGGCAAAAATCACGCTCTGCGGCGCGTGACCACAGGCTGATGGATACCAATCGTGGCATCAACAATGTCTTGTGCAGCGACCTGACCCAAGCGGAATACTCTGGCTCTATTTTGAGTTCGGTAAACTCCAACGGGTTTACGCTCAACACCGCCGACCAAGGCAATAACAGCGGCGAAACATACGTTGCATGGCAATGGAAAGCCAACGCTGGAACCAACGTATCTAACACCAGCGGCTCTATCACCAGCACGGTGAGCGCAAACACTACGGCTGGGTTCAGCATTGCGACCTACACGGGTACAGGTAGCGCGGCAACAGTAGGACACGGGCTTGGTGTTGCGCCAAGTATGGTGATTGTTAAGCATAGAAATGCGATTGATGGATGGGTTGTTTATCATTCTTCGCTAACTTCTGCCGCATATTATTTATTGCTTAATGATACAGCCGCACAAACATTAAACTCCACAGTTTGGAATAGTACCGCCCCTACATCATCAGTTTTTAGCGTTGGAACAATTACTAATACAAACCAAAGCACAGGAACCTACGTTGCCTACGTCTTTGCCGCAGTAGCAGGGTACAGCGCATTTGGCAGCTACAAGGGCAATGGCTCTACGGATGGGCCGTTTGTGTACACGGGATTCCGTTCACGGTTTGTGATGGTGAAAGCCTCAAGCAACTCAACCAGTTCAACGGTGTGGACTATTTGGGACACCCGCCGTAGCCCGTATAACGCATCGGTGAATGAGTTGTTTCCGAATTTAAATGCAGTAGAGGGTGTGGATTCAAATGGTATTGACATTCTGTCCAACGGGTTCAAGCCTAAACGCAATTCAGAGTATGCAAACTTTAGTGGATGGACGTATATCTATATGGCATTTGCTGAGAACCCATTCAAGTATGCTTTAGCGAGATAAAATATGTTCACAGTTAAAAACTTTTTCTTAACTTTTCCGTCTAAAGTACTACCACCTACTAGTATTGATTACTTAGTAGTTGCTGGTGGCGGTGGCGGTGGCATCGGGGTTGCTGGTGGCGGTGGAGGCGGTGGCGGTTCAGGATTAATAAGTGGTTCAACTGGCGCTAACGGTGGTTCAGGCGGTAAAGGTGTAGTAATAATTCGTTATCCAGCTTCACAAGCAGCAGCATCTACTACTACAGGTAGTCCAACTGTGTCAATTGAAAATGGTTATAGAATATATACTTGGACTAGTTCAGGATCAATAACTTTCTAAAATTATGAAACAAGATATAAAAACAATAATAGACATTGAGCAAGACCCAGGATTACATCGTAGACCTATCACTCAAAAAATAACAAAAGCATTATTCACTATTCCTAAATATCATTGGGTGCGTGATAAAGTAGATACAAGAGATCACCCATATCAATTAACAAACAAAACACAATCTAATGTTGTTGATTTAAGACAGTACTGTTCATTAATTGAGAACCAAGGTAATTTAGGTAGCTGCACCGGTAACGCAATAGCAGGTGCGATAGAATTACTACACAAAAGACAAAATAGGACACTTGACATAAGCCGCTTGTTTATCTATTACTATGAGAGATTGTTTATAGGCACAGTGAATTATGATAGTGGTGCATACATAAGAGATGGGATCAAAGCATGTTATACATATGGTGCGCCAACGGAAAATTTATGGCCATACAATATTAGCAAGTTTAGAAGTGTTCCATCAAAAGAAGCATTGATTGATGCAGCAAAAAGAAAAGTTACATCATATCAAAGAGCAGCAGACTTTAATCAAGTAATAGATGCTATTACTAGTGGATATCCAGTTACTGTTGGGTTTAGCGTGTATTCAAGTTTTGACACTAATATTGTAGCAAGAACAGGTATTATGCCATATCCTGACACTAAAAAAGAGAAATTATTAGGTGGACATGCTGTATTGTTAGTTGGATATAATAAGAATAACAATACATTCATAGCTAGAAATAGTTGGGGAACAGGTTGGGGAGATAGAGGTTACTTCTATATGCCGTTTCAAGTGATACAAAACACTAGTATGAGCAGTGATTTCTGGGTTATAAAGTCAATTAGCAACCCTTAAAAGATAAATACATAGATATAAAAGGAACACAAATATGGCAATAATAATAGGCCCAGGAATAGATGTAGGCGGAGGAATTAGTATAAGTGCAGGTGGCGGATCTCCTGATCCTGCCACCAACACAGGCGGTTTCAGTCTGTCAGTGATTGCCGGGTTGCCACAAAATCTCTACCCTGCGGTCAACGTATTTGATGGCACTACTCTTGCCAAGTTTATAGTCAATACAGCCAGTACCTATGGTACACCTGCAGGATTTACTTTTTTAAACAACTGGTACTGGTCAGATTATGATCCAAATGAGGTCAATGTGTATCAGACAACCAATCCTGATGATACTGCTCAGGCTCTGGTTACAGCCAACAATGCTGTCAGGGGCAACATCGCCATTGCACCCAGTACCAAACGCATGTTCAGTGTGACTCACACCACATGGTCGGGTTCTGTGTCCAATGACGGAGTTGGTGTGGGCAGTGCCAGCACTAGCACTGTCAATGGAGACTATTTGGGAAGTACCAACCAGGCCGTTGGCATATACGATGATGGTAGTGTCTGGACCAACAGCACCGAAATATATTCTGGCAATGCGATTTTTGAAACCAATGGTCAAATCATTGATGTGGCAGTAGACACTGTGAACTACAAGATATGGTACAGAGTTGCCGGCGGTGCTTGGCAAGGTTAAATTTTGAATATCAAAACAACATTATAATTTAAGGAATAAGAATATGTCAGCACCAGTATCTCATTTAACAATCGGACCAGGAATAGAAATGGGTGGAGGGATAAGTGTACGCACCACAAGTGTATTAGTCATTCCACTAAACGACACCGGGGGGTTAACTGGTTGGTCTGCTGTATCAGCAGGAATACCATATAGTCCCACAGTTATTAGCAACTTTCCGGTAGGCAGTATAATTACTTTTCAGGACAATACTACATCAACTATTGATGCCTGGGATCCTTATCCGGGCGGCGGATATATTGATATTTTCTGGGTTGGGAACAAAACTGGCAATATATTCCCAATTACATTAACATCAGTTTAATAATTATTTTTCGGCAACACAAGGCCTGTATTAAATATCTCTATGAGATTTCACATACTAGGCCTCCCTCACACGGTAACAAGTAAAGAATACAACGCTTGCGCCTACACTCAAAAAGTTGTAAAATTCGGCAAAATGATGAAGGCCCGTGGGCACACAATCATTCATTATGGTCATGAAGATAGCGATTTAGTTTGCGATGAACATGTTACCGTAATCACTAATGAAGACTGGAAAATAGCTTACGGCGATTATGATTGGCGTAAAAACTTTTTCAAATTCAGCACAGACGACCATGCGTATCAAACATTCTATGCAAATGCTATCAGAGAAGTTGGCAAACGTAAACAACCAAATGACTTCATATTACCTTTCTGGGGTTCAGGTGTAAGACCAATCTGTGATGCACATCCTGATATGATTGTTGTAGAACCCGGCATCGGTTATGCAGGTGGACATTGGGCACGATGGAAGATATTTGAAAGTTACGCTATCTATCATGCATACTATGGTCTAGATGCAGTTGGTACTTGTAAACAAGATTGGTATGATGCTGTTATTCCAAACTACTTTGATGCAGATGACTTTGAGTTCAAAGAACAAAAGCAAGATTACTTCTTGTTCTTAGGTCGTGTATACAATGGCAAAGGAATTCAAGTAGCGATACAAGCAACAGAAGCTATTGGTGCTAAACTAATCATTGCAGGGCAGAATCCAGAAAACTTAACATTCCCTCCTCATGTAGAGTTTGCAGGTTATGCTGATGTTGCTAAACGCAAAGACTTAATGAGTAACGCTAAAGCTGCGTTTGTTCCAAGTATGTACATAGAGCCATTTGGCGGCGTACAAGTTGAATTATTGTTAAGTGGAACTCCTACAATCACAACTGATTGGGGTAGCTTCACCGAGAACAATGTCCATGGATACACAGGCTATCGTTGTCATACATTCGACCAGTTTGTATGGGCAGCAAAAAACATTCACAATATTGATCCAAAGAATTGCAGAAAGTTTGGTGAAAACTATACACTAGAACGTGTTGCACCTATGTATGAAGAATACTTCCAAATGGTATTAGATGTACATACTGGAAAAGGCTGGTATCAAATGCATGAAGATAGAACAGATATGAATTGGCTGAAGAAAGTGTTACCAACATGAGCGACCATCAAGACGACCACAAATTTGAAATAGAGTATTGGGGCAATTGCGCTAATACTTTTGATGAGGATCAGAAGCATTATGTATATGCTAAGTTTATGGAAATACCGCGCATAGGTTATTCGTTTGATGCACAAAACAAACGCATACTTGATATAGGTGGTGGCCCTAGTTCTATGCTACTCAAGTGTAAGAATCTAGCTGAAGGTAAAGTATGTGATCCAATTGATTATCCTGAATGGACTAAACTACGCTATGCTGGACATAACATTAGTGTTAATGTTCAACCAGGTGAACTAGTTGATGAAGAAGGATACGATGAAGTTTGGATTTATAACTGTCTACAACACGTTGAAAGCGTAGAACGCATTATCAACAATGCTAAACATGCTGCACCTGTACTTAGACTATTTGAATGGATTGATATTCCACCGCATGATGGACATCCATTTGAGTTAACAAAAGTTATGCTAGATGATATCATTGCATTACCAGGCTCAGGCACAGTGACATTGCGTGAATCTGGTTGCTATGGCAAAGCATACTATGGCGTATTCAAACAATGATATGAAACCGATTCGCATTTACATTTCGTGTAACGAGTTACCGAATACTAAAGCCAGTCTGTTTCATATCATCGGTAAACTAAAAGCTAGTAATCTACACAACGAGAAAATAATCATAGTTCATTCAGTTGATTGGACACCATATGATTTCTTAGATGGATTAGACATTGAATATGTCAATAGTGGCTTTACTGCATCACACTATGAATTCCCTGCAATAAGAAAATTGTGGCAAGATAGTAACGAGTCAGACTTCTATGGACTATATCTACATTGCAAAGGCTCTAGTAAGACAGATACACTAGAATTTGAAAATGGATTACGTTGGGCAACATTAATGATGTACGGTGTAGTTGATAATAGCAATACTTGTTTATATCATTTAGAACAAGGAGCTGATTTAGTTGGTTCTATGTGGCACTGGCACTTCAAAGGTAACTTCTATTGGTTCAATTCAACATACGTCAAGCAGATAGTAGATCCTTACTTGTTTGATTTAGAGTATAGAAATAATTGTGAGTTCTGGGCTACGTATGCTTATTGGTGGGGTAAATTTGAATTACCAAAAATAAAAAATCTATTCTATCTTCCTGCCTTAAGTAAAGATACTGAGTTTATTAATATAGACAAGTTACCTTCATTGTTTGAAAAGAAAGTCATAGCAAGTAATTTTAATGCCTATCTAGTCACACAGGAATATTTTGCATTTGATGTGATATCAATAAACAATCTTGAGTTTAATCACTTTAGAAATATACTTAAGAAGTTTTTAAACTATGATGGAATTGTTATAAACACGGACACTAGAGAAATAATTAACTACGACTCAATATGAAAAAAATAGTATTTTATATGGAACCCACATGGGCATTTGGAACCATTCACTATGAACTAGCAAAGTATCTTTGGGGATATGGATTTAATTGTCAATTGCTACCTTGGAATCAAAGTTATAGTTTAGCAGAGATGCAAGAGTTAATCGATACTACTGACTTGTTTGTCACTACTCCACATGGATGGAGATTATTAGGGTATAACTATAAAATATTTGACGCAAGACAATGTGTAGTTATCAGTCATTCAAAATTAGACATGGATGAATTGATTGAGATGCATGGTCGTGATGACTTTGACAAGTTTCATAAATATGGAGCCGTTAGTGAATGGCTAAGTGAAGTCAGTACACAGTTAGGTGTTACTAGACCTGCGTTTGTTACACCATTAGGTATTAACACTAACAGTTTTTATAGTAAGCCAAATGATTCATTACGTACGGTTGGATGTATGAAATTAGGTGATGTGGGTGTTCATCAAAAGATTAAACGACCATGGTTGTTAGAGATTGCTACACAACGAGCAGGATTAGAAATCAGCCCTGCTGGTTCATATCATCATTCGTTTATCACTATGCCAGGGTTTTATAAAAGGGTAGATGCAGTACTAGTTGCTAGCACAGAAGAAGGAGCAGGACTACCTTTATTAGAAGCAGGCGCTGCTGGCAAATTAGTTATAAGTACACCAGTTGGACACTACACTAGAGTAGGAAATATTGGTGCTCATTTTGTTCCTATTGAAGAACATGAATTTATAGAACAGACCGTAGAGTTACTAAGTTACTATAAAAATAATCCAGAAAAATATCGCCAAAGATGTTTAGAGATACAACATCACGCACAATCATATGATTGGAAATATGTGATTGACAAGTGGGTTGAAATATTGAGTTAATAAAAAAGCCCCTTTCGGGGCTTTTTATGCTTTAAGTTTTGTTAACATATATTCAGTGTATCTTGACATACACATTGCTGGAATTTCCAAGAAGGGTTCTTCCAGTTCAAACGGACAGGCTTCTTTCCATGAATGATGTTCAACAAAGTGTTTCAATTCACGCAAGTCTTGCATACTTGCAGGGTTAAAAGTCCTACGTGGGTTGTAGGTCCGTGTGTATGTATCAAGTACTGCCATATATTAATCCTTAATTGCGTTCCATTTTAGAGGCGTCAGCGATTACAGCATAGACTTCGTCCAATGTTTGGCACATAATCTTAACAGATTTCCAATCACTTTCGGAGTTTTGTCCAGACACTTCAACCATAAAGCCGTTGTCATACATATTGACAGTTAGGCTGTCATTGCATTTTGCAAGTTTATCAGAGAGTTTCATATTTTTCCTTTGTTATAAGTAGGGGCATATAGCCCCTCTTTGCATTACTGTGTAGTAACGCCTGCTTCGGCAAGAACTTGTTCTACCGAAACTTCTTTCTTAGCACGAGCCTTGATAGCATCAATGCTAGGCTTTGCTTTAGCCTTGGTCTTTGCGACCTTGACTTTTACAGTACCCTTGTTTGCTTCCTTTGTTTTGTCAGCAAGAGTATCAGCAATAGTTGCCTGATCTGCGGGTGATTGGAAGTCTGCATGAGCAGCTAGAAAATTGAGAGCCTCAATTTTAGTCATCTCACTGGGCAAGTCCACAAAGTCAACACGAGTGTGTCCACCTTTTGTAAACTGCTTGATACGGCGAACCATATCATCAGTAAAACGAACCTTAGTATTACCATTGTTAGTAGTCATACCAGCGACTTTAAAAGTTTGTTTAGCCATTTTGTTTCCTTTAAGATAAAGCTAAGTTTAAAAATGTACTGATATTACTCAGCACTAGTATAATGATAACACAGAATGGACTTGTTGTCAACCATTTGTGTTACCAAAATCATTTCACTTTACCCGAAAGAGTAAAGTAACTAAGGAGATTTCTTGCTTCCTCATGGTCCTCAACACCATCAAGCATTTCAGCAAGTTCTAAATTCAAATCAATTTTCATTTGATTTCCGATTCGTATTGCAAGTTGGCTAACATATTCTGATTCCTCAGGTCCAAGCATAAGAAAATATTTTCGCAATTGTTCTTTATTCAAGGACATGAGGAACTCAAAAAACTTCATTTGTTTAGAATCAATTTTCATATTAAGCCTCAACAATGTAATTTTTGTCCCACTTGCCCACGTTAACATCAACGTACCAACCCACGTTGAAGTAGTCGGATTGAATGTCGCTCTTGTCCCAGTTGCCATCATTCATTGCATGAAACACTTCACGCATAAAATCCAGAGCCACGCCATCATAATGGTCTTTGAAGTGATAGGGGTTGACCTGATCGTAGCCGCTAGTGTTGGGGATGAAACCACGAGCCATTTGGTAGAAATTATTAGTGCAAACCTTATTGGAGTTTGCGATGAAGTCGATGGAACCCGACTTGAGATTCAATACCAAGGTGGAATGATTGCGTACAGCAAGCGAACCTTTGACCTTATACTTAGCAAGAATAGCCTTGATTTTAGGGGCGATTTTTGCTTTCTTTGCTTGACACATATAAGCCATTTACTAACTCCTGTAATTAACTGATTAAGACTCTATTATATACCCAAAACCATTTAATGTCAACCTTCGGTACTCAATTCTTGATCAGGGTCAGGGAAAGATTCTAGTACATCATAGACCATTCCTAGAGGGATTTCCAGCATCTTAGAGATTTTAGTAGGGTGATCACCCTGCTCTAGCATCAGTTCAATGTCGTAATATAGTTCAGCCATCTTGCTCATTTTGAGGTGCTCACATTAGATTTAAACAACAACCCAAACAAGACCGAAATACCCCATGCTTGGACCCAAGACACTTCGTTGACACCGACAACGGCTCCAACTAGTGCGTTATTCCAGAGCCACATCACGGGCCAACTCAATAGAAAACTAAGAAATACAATACCAGCAATACCTACGATTGCGGCACCTACTACAACAAAAACTTTATCCATGATTTACTCCTTAAGCAGCAGACAACATGTTAGCCGGAACACGCCATGTGTTCAATGGACCAGTCTTGACGATAACAAACTTGCGATTGATTTTTTGCACATCGCCTATGATTACCATACCGCTACGGCTATTAGTGAATTTCACTTTAGTGCCGACAGTCAAGGTGTACTTGTTTTGTTGTGCGATCTGGGCACGGGCAAACTTGACGGCATCAATGATGCTAGTCAGTTGGTCATTAGTAAAATTGCCAGAGATGATAGCACGATTGATTTCAGAAATGTCAGTCATAAAAACTCCTTTAGTTAACTGATTAAGACTCTATTATATACCCAAACTCATTTAATGTCAACCGATTTCTCATTCATCCGTTTCAAACTTTCGTTCAAACTTTCGTTGTATTCCATACGGGCCAGCATAACTCCATACATTGTGTATACCAATCCACTAATACAAAATACACCAAGTATGTATACAGCCTGTGTTGCGGTCATTATGCTAGCGATATAACTAACCAGTAAACTGGCACCAACTATTGTTACGACAAGACCTGCGGTATATAGTGCCGCTTTTAGTTTCAAATTCATTTTGATTTCCTTTATATGTTAATACGAGTATTATACACCTAGAACCATTTATTGTCAATATTTGGGGGCGTATTTATTAGTCAATTTTTGGACTTCCTCTACTGTGGCTAGCCCCGAATCAAACAATCTTTTCTGTTCTTTTTTGATACTATCCCATTGATCCACGCCACGCTGCCAGACTCTGTGGTCATCACTAAACTCATAATGCCAATCGTGTATCTGTAGTAAGCGGTCTAGTGTAATCAAATGTGCATTCATATCACAACTCCTGTTTGGAATGTTTAGGTTTGCGCTTGTACAATAGTTTGGATTGTACAGACTTGGGTTTGAAAGGTGTGTTGTTCTGAAACAACACACGGTGAGCCCTGTGTTTGGGCTGTTCAATAACGAATGAGAGTGTTTGCTTTTTCATAACCCATAGTATAGCACACTACCCATTTATTGTCAAGTAAATTGAACAAATTGGTCTAGTATAGATTTTTGTACATACCCTTTCTTGTAGTGCTTACCTTGCGAAGGGTCTTGTTTATTAAGATGAGGAAGTCTACCAAAAATATTTTTATATTGATGTGCTAACTCTCCTTCAGCCCAACCAGTTGCTTGTTCTTCACCGCCATAAATATCTGCCATAGGCATTCTTTTAGAAACATCCCAAACAGCAATTGTTACATCATCCTTGTTAAAAGTTGCCGGTAACAATCCCTTTGGTATCAAATCATAAACAATACCAAACCAAAAATCTGCACCATGGTCACTACGCACATGTGGGCCGGCCCAACCCGGAACCCAACTTAATTGTCTTGTAATACGCTCACCAACTTGGTATTCTCTCTTTTCACCCAAATCTGGGCAACTTTTTCCAACTTTAGAAAAATCATGTGCTACTAGTGGTCCAGGTTTAAAACACATGCCATACACATAGGCTTTTACGATCCCTTGATTTCTCATTACCGAATAGATATCTTTACTATCTATTAATTTGGAACAGTCAATCACAAAATCTGGATTATATAAATTAATATTAAACATTTGTCTTACCTTTAAGGAATACTGAATTCTACTCTAGTGACATTTTTTGTAGTGAAACTACGCCACTCTTTTAAATCATTATCAAACACACGGATGCTTGTGGTTGATTCTTTACGCGGAGTTTTACCTTCAGCCAATGGCTTTGCTTCGGGCAATAGTTCTGGCTTTAATGTACAATTCATTACACGTTCAGTACCATCCTGTTTGGTAAAGGTAACAGTAACATTTTCGTTTACCTTAAGCATACCATTCAACCATTTGGTAAACTTATTCCATTCTTTATCACTCCAATCTTTAGCGGGCTGATAAGGAACTTCTAATACATCAATCGTTTCCATTCTGTTCTTCCCATGTAGTGAAAAAGTTTTTCATTTTTGTTTCTTTGTCCCAAGACTTTGTGTAAGCATTATCTTGGTCGCACAATTCTAATGCTTCCTTCTTAGATACAGTACGGTGACTGATAATCTGTTCACCAATATGTTCTTGGCTAAACTCTTTGGCTTCTTCCATTGTTACAGTATCCAATGCCCATAGAGTTTTACCTTTGGGAACTTCAACCATATAGCGTTGACGGAATGTACTAACGCATTCAACTAATACCCACTCAGTCTCTTCGGATACTTTCTTACTAATACTGTAAGACCCGTCTTTATTATCTTTCCATTTCAGTATATCACCAACTTCAAAGCCTTGTGATTCCATTAAATCTTCTGGCAATGGCAGAATCATATCACCTGTCTCTGGATCCTCTTGCAATGTTGCTATCCAAGAGTTATCACCTGTCTTGGCCCACAGTGGTTCAAGATTGCTAGGTTCAATCTTTGATTCAATTCTTTTCTTCTTACCCATACTATTCCTTAATTAAAAATGTTACTTACTACTAAAACCATACCGAACAAACTAGCTATAATCAATGACCCATGAAACATCAAATAAGACCACACACTGGTTGTATATAGTGAACGCCAAACTGATTTAACTGATGCCATAAAATATAAAATACGTAGTTGCAATGTTAACATAAACAATCTTTGTTGTACATTCATATTAATCTTGTGCCATAGTCCATTTGAGACAATTACAATTCTCAAAATAAACTTGTTCAAAGTGATAACCACGCGGTGGAGTACCTGATGGGAATGAATTAAAATATACCGGAGCAGCACTATAACTAGCTACTGGATATGCCACATTCGGTTCACGGCGATTATAACAAGCATGGTGAGGATAATCTACACCTCTACGACAATCAAATCCCGGGTCAACACGAATTACATTAACAGGTCGTTCTTGTTGTTTCATGTTGTTGACAACAACTGCCCCAACTATTCCACCTACAATGAATGGTGCTACCCAATCATCTTTGCCACCAGCGAATGAATTAACACTTAATGCTAATGATACGATTACCACAGAAAGTTTTTTCATAATATTCTCCTATATAACGAGTTAAGCTACTGGACCGTTGACAATCAATTCACGTAGTATTTCCTCAATCAGTTTGTTCAATGTGATATCACGCTTATGTGCTTCCATAGTCAGTTTCAATAGTGTATCATCATCTAGTTCAACGGGCACTTGAATACGGGTATCAAAACCTTCACCATTGAACATCTTAGTTGCCTTTTCGATGAAATCTTCTTCAGTTTCTAGGTCAACCCACTTTACATCATCCCATGCTTGGTCAGCATCAACATGACGATCCTTTGCCTCAGTATAATGTGATAGACGATAGTCTGGATCAATATAACGATAGGGCTTTGGTTCATGTTCATCAGTGCCCCAAGAACCAAAAGCCGGGCTAACATTCACTTCATAAACTCTTTGAGTTACTGTATCAAAGATTACATAGCCATGTGCGTACTTACTAGTATAGTCAATAGACCATGTGTTAGAACCATAACAGTCCCAACCATAACCATCTCCACCGGTGATTTTATGTTGATATGCGTTGTTAATTTCACTTAGAAACATTTTGTTTTCCTTTGTAATATTCAATAAGGGGTTCAATGTTGTTATTATATATCTGTTCCATCGTTTTGTAAAGCATTTTGGCATCCTGCTCTGTCATTCCACTTGTCCAAGATGGGTCATCGATAGGATCTTTGCGTAGCCCATAATCATGTCTATAGCTATAGCACATATCGGTGATGATTTGTTCTTTGGTTTTCATAGTTTAAGTAGTGCCCACATTGTGGTCTTTTCCAGATCACTTTCAAATTCTGGATAGACTGTTTTCAGTTCATAGTCATAAATTGTGTTATAACCTTTACCTTGTTTTTCTCGAACCAATTTATCTAAGTCCCAACCTTCACGATCCATCTTGGTTTGCAGTTTCTTACCACGACGGCCCCAGAAGATCAATACTTTAGGACGGATCTTAGTTCTGTCTTCCATGTAGATGGCACCCCACACCTTGTCTGAGCCATCAGTATTTTTCCAACCAATGAATTTGTAATCAATCATTCTTTGACTTCCTCTTCTACTTCCTCTACTGGTTGATCGGGGATGTTTTCTGTATCGCCATCACTAGCAAAAGTAAATCCCAAACCTAACATTATCGCAGTCTCAGCTGGTGTACAGTTGCCACGAAAGATAAAAATTCTGCGAGTTAGGTTGTCCTTGGAATAATAGATCCTGTAGGACACCCGGGGCAGATTTAATTTTTCTGAAAGTAGAGCCAACGATATTTCATCACCCCAATCTTCGGTGATAGATTCCCGTTGTTGTTCATACATAAAATCGTTCATTCTTCAACTCCAAATCTTCGTGCAATTCTATATGCCACAATGCCTACCGCATTTGATTCTTTAACAAGATTGGAATTTACCAATTGATCATCCCAGTTTTTAGCAACATCTATGCAGTCTCGCACAATCAACTCACCAAACTTTTCGTGAAACAATTCAAAATAGTTGTTGCCTGGGGCATCAATGCTTTGTACACGATTTTCTTTGGCAAACTTGTCAGCCAGATCATAAAGTTCTTGCATTCTGTGGTTCATTGTTCTACCCATTTTGGTTTTGCTTTACCGCTAGCAAAGTGATTGATCCAATCCTTAACTAACTTGATATCAGCCTCAGGATGTCCTTCTTCTTTCATCTTTGCCTCTACTTCGGCAAAACGAATATTATGATACAATTTTGCCTGCTTACGAATAAGCATAGCATATTTGTATGCGTCATTGATAGTCATTACTTAACTCCAAAAGTGTTCAATGCTGGTTGCAATGTGTTAATCAATTCTGTCTCACGCTCATGTGCAGGACGCTTACCACGCACAATCTCAATCACACCGAATACAAAACGCTCGGCACCATGTTCACGCAATGCACGAGACAGGCCCCAATTCTTGTTCTCAGTCAAGGCCCGTTGCATATGCTTTTGCATACGACGGCGTAGTGTAAGAAACGCATTACCTTTGTATGACAATGCAGTCAAACCGATATAAGTTTCCTGTGTAACTACATCTTGGATATAGTACAGGACCTGATTACGATCTGTTCTGCGCTTACGGGGTGCTTTCTGACTGTTCATAGATGTATTATACATCCTATTCCATTTAATGTCAAGCTACGGAATACTATCAATTTTTGCAACTATAGTTGTTGCAACTATAGTTTTCAACTATTAGTTAGCGGAATCTCAGTCAGGTATTCGTAGTTGGTAGTGTCTATGTTTTCACGGAAAACAATAGCCCCGTTCTTTAGATGGAATCTACGGGCTAGATTAGATTTAGGACTCAATGTGACAAATCTTGTAACGCTGGGATATTTCTCCTGTATCCCTTTGACCGCTTGAATTAACAACTCAGCCCCTTTACCTGACTTGTAACTCCAGATAGTATAGAATATTGCCGTTGTGGGCACTTGAGCAGTTTTCTTCAAATCTTCAATGCCTTCAGGAACAAAGTCATGGAAGCTAACACAAACCATTGCTTCTGGTTGTTGTTCTTCATCAGTTAGTGCAGCGACAACTCTGCCGTCGCTTACTCTAAAATCTGTAGGTATCTCAGGACGAACAGGATCGTCTTTGATAAAACTTAATAAGGTGTGTGATAGGTCTGTAATGAATTGAAACATGATAATGTTATTTATGCGTATATTATAAAAACACAAATTTTAACCATAAAAATAGGACCCGAAGGTCCTATTTTCTTTTAGCGACTATTACATCGTTGGCCCATTGCCATTGCGAAATCCAACACTACCACCTTCGGCTTCGATACGTTTGATAACATCTTCGAATAAGATAGGTTTGAAGTCAGTTTGCTCAACACATACACAATGATATCTAGGATCAATCACTTTAGTGACATACTCTCCAGATGCATTTCCAGATTTCATAACTCTAGCTGAATGTAAGTGTCCGTGAATGTTGACACCAAAGCGACCTAACGATTCTGTATGAATCGGGATATGACTTAAGATCATTCCATTCATAACATGGTATGCACGTAATTCTCTAAAGTACTTACGATATTCACTATCAGGGAAGATATCGTGATTACCACGGATCAATACTTTATCACCGTTTAAGCGAGCCATCGTCGGTAATGCTTTTTTGTTGATGACCACATCACCTAAGTGATATACTTTATCAGTTGGCTTAACAGTTTCGTTCCAACGTTTGACCATTTCCTCATCCATCTCCGCTGGATCAGTCCATGGGCGAATCTTTGTTACTCCGTCACTCTCTGTAAATCTACATACTCCAGCATGGCCAAAGTGTGTATCACTAACTAAAAATACTGATGGCATATTATTCCTTTTCTCTTTTAGAGATATCTTTCTTTTGTGCTTGTCGTTCTGTTTTCCAGAACACTCGCTTCCAATCTTTTAAGTGCTTCCACCACTGTGGTGGACCTGTCAGATTACCTTGTTTTTTATTAGCCATATACTAGTTCCTTTTTACTCGGCCGATTCTGCTTGCCTTGTTCCAAGTGTATGCTACTCCATCAGGAGTCTTTCCATCTATCACACTATCGACACCGAATCGTCCTACAATCTCAAACTCGCCACCACTGATGGTTACGAACTCATTGATTAGCTTGGCATATTCCATAGCCAAATCTAATGATAAAAATTCTTGTTGTTGTTCTTTTGTCTTTACTTTATACATTATGCTATCATCCAATCTATATCATCTTCTACTTGTATACTTTCATCACCGTCGTATTCTACTACACGGAATTTTTTACCTTCTTCTATCCATTCTACCTGCAAATTACTCAATCCACCTGTATATATGCCAGGATACTTCAATTCTACATAAGTAGCCAATTCATCATACTGTCCCTTCTCTACAAGTTTTACCATTGCAGGGTCGAACAATATCTCTGGATGGTCTTGATTCCATGTGTACCATCCTGCACCAAAGTCAGGGCTGTATAATACTGCTACTTTTCCGTTCTCGCTTAATTTACGCATAGACATATTATATCACCTTCACCATTATTTGTCAAGATATGGCAATGCCCGGACGAACCGGGCATTGTTTGAATCATTGACTGTTACATCAAATCGTAGCGACTGTTCATCACAGCCTTGAGCATGATAGCCTCTGGGCTGAATGCATCTGGGTCTGCACCCAATACGCTAGCAGCGATTGCTGGACTGAATCCTGACACGAGAGCGGTACCGCCCTTGTCGAACTTGACTGGAGCGTTTCCGCTACTATTCAAGTTCCAGAAAACTACCTTAGGCAAATCGTAACCTGCTTCGGCGTACTTACGAGCAATCATTTCCATCGCACTGTCATCATACCTAACGCAAGCGTTAAATTGCATGTCAGAGAAAATCATCAGTGTCTCAGGCATTTCTGCTTGTGAAACCTTGTTCTTGACAGCAGTGTCAAGGATTTGAGTGAACGCACCATGTAGGTTTGTACTCATGCCCCAATCAGAACTGACCATTTGGTCAATCTTCTTGTTGATAGGCCCCTTGAGGTTCATCAACTTTGGCTTGTCGCTGAAAGTCAAGAAACAGTCCTTGAACTTACCCTTGTTCTTATCAGCAAAATACAATCCCAAACTAACTGCGATTTCTAGGCAAGTAGTGTCACCCTTTGTGCCAGCCTTGCTGGTCATAGAGCCACTAACGTCAACTAGAGGCAACACATTAGCGTCACCAACGTAGTTAGGCAATGCATTCCATTGTGCTTCGATTGCATCCAACTCGGTCTTAGACCAGTTTAATGCTGAACCATATCCAGTGATACGGCCCTTCAACACATCGTGTGGGAAGATTGCGTTAGCATTGATCTTCACACCTGCCTCACCCTTGACCAACTTGTTGATGTACTCAACATAAGTTGTACCATGACGACCGAAAGCCTTCTTGTAACGACTATGCGCTACACTTGGAACGTGACTGTAGTTGATGTTATCCCAGTCATTTGCACACATTTGTGTTTCAACGACAGTAGTCATACCAACAAGAGTCTTACGATATTGCTTTGGAGTCATACCGAAGAAGTCACGGATCTCAGCCGCGATCACGCCCTTACGTGGAGTCCACTTAGCAGCAAGACCGTTGCTTTGACGCAAGTAGTCACCAAGCAAAGTGTAGGCATTAGCCTTCATATCGCTGGTTTGGAAAACTAGCAAATCGTCAAAACGACCAAGTTCTGGCACCTTAGACATAAGACGGACAGCATCAGCTGGGTTAGTCTTTTCCAAGTGCAACATGACTTGACGGAACAATTCACGTTCACCTGCACCACCACGAACATCACGCGCCCATTGGACGATACGCAATGCTAGGTCTGCATTTTCTACATAAGCCGCAGTGAATTGCGGGATGATGTTCTTACCACGGCTTGCACCGATGTTATAGAACAAATCAACACATGCGTTAGCGGTTGATTGACGAGCCTTCATACCATTAGTGGTACGAGCCTCTTGGTTTAAAATTGCGTTTGCGAATTGCATAGTTTTCTCCTTTCTGTGTGTATTATGCAACAGGATGCTTTTTGCTTTTTTTCAATAAAAGTTTAAAATTTGCTGGAAGCATCCTAAATATAAAAAATAACAGGATAGTTGTCTACTTTTTGTTTTTATTGAGGAGACTTATCGAAACTCCTCTAGAAATACGATCCTTGCTTACGCATTGTTACCAACCTTCAACGCCCTTTCAGGCTCCAGTTAATAACAGAGAAAGTAAATCAGCCTATAGTAATATAGTGTTGCTGAACCTATCCTTTAATCTTCAATACGTGTATTATACAACAACATCCAGTTGTTGTATATACATTTTGGGTAACTTATCTTACTTGTTTAAGATATTCTCGGCCTACTAGGCCTTTTTCAATTTCCATCAGTGCAACCACTGTGGGTCCTGCCTTTAAAGGATTATCAAGTTTAGGCCTATGACCACGCTTGAGTTCCCTTACTCTAATGCAAGCGATTAGAACCATATCAAATCGATTACCAATCATCTCTACAGCCTCTTGGCTAGTGTATCTTGCTCTGCTTTCAGTCATACTATCTCCTTTTTAATGCCATAGAAATATAAATCGGGATGCGGCGCACCCACTATAAATTCATATTCACTAAACATTTTGTCAATATCCATGTAAAAAATATGTTTTCTAAAATCTTGTTCGGTTAAGTTTTTATAATATTCCCAACCATTCGTAACTGTCAATGGACTATCTTGTGGACTAGTACGAGTAGTACCGTGTTCGGCTCTACCTGTTGTAGCACAAGACATAAACACTAGACCATTACGTTTAGTCATCCTATGCATATTGACAAATGTCTCTACCCAATATGGATTGTGTTCAAAACATTCACAGCTGCCAACTGTATCATACGTTTCATCTGGATGATATAATTTTTGACCTTCGCAAACTAAATCAACATCAAGTCCCGGGCCAACATCAATTCCCAAGTAATCACACTCAGTGAAGAATTGTCGTATTGACCCATTGATATTGAGACTACCTACCTCTAACACCTTTGCATTAGCAAAGTGTGATGGATATTTTGTTTTCAATGTTTGAATAAAATCAAATTGTTGTTGATGTGCCATAATTTATCTTTGGAGCGGGTAGAGAGAATCGAACTCTCACGCTAACCTTGGCAAGGTCACAAGCTACCATTACATCATACCCGCTTACTAACCTGGTACCTCGTGACGGGATTGAACCGCCGACATTCGCCGTGTAAAGGCGCTACTCTACCGCTGAGTTAACGAGGCAAAATTTTTATCCTGTTCGTTGAATCAAATGATAACCGAATTGTGTTTGTACTGGGCCACTTACTTGGCCAACATCACTACCAAACGCAACATCTTCAAACGGCTTTACCATCTGTCCACGACTAAACATTCCCAAATCTCCACCATTCTGTCCACTCGGACACTTGCTATGAAGTTTTGCTAATGCACCAAAATCTTCTCCCATCGCAATCTTTTCTTTTAAAGTTACTGCGGTGTTCAATGATTCTACTAAAATATGTTTTGCTCTTACTTGCATTGTTTATCTCCTTCTATCTTTGCAGTATACATCTTTTCTTCTATCTTGTCAAATGCTTCTTGCTCTATTTGGGCATCCTCAATCTCTCTAGGTGAGGGCTTGCGAAAGATTGCATCAAACTTATCTAGATATTCTTTTTGACTAACACTATATGGTCTTGGTCTACTACCTTTACTCATAACATATTCCTTTACTTGGTCTCCAGTGTGGGATTTGAACTCACATTATTCTTGCTCCCAAAGCAAGTGCCATAACCAGATTAGGCGAACCGGAGTATAAATGTATTTACATAGTTATCAACTATGTGTCTAATTTCTTCTGCATATCTACTATGCATATATTGATGATGTGTGGGGCACAAGGGAACTAAATTTTCAATTCTATTGTCCTCGTGGTTTTCGTTGTAATGATGAACCGCAACAATTTTATTTTCTCCACACACTATACATTCTTTTTTATGATTAGAAAAACAAAGAAATTGATATGAATCACCTTTGAAATTTCCATTATTCTCACCTACTTTAAAAAAGCTGTTAGCACAACTTCTACTACATGTGCCCTTTGAACCTACATAATCCTTAATAGGTTTACTACAATGTAAGCATTCTCTTATATTTTTAGGATTCAAATAACATTTTTCTTCATGTCTTTTTAAATTAGACAATCCATATTTGCTTGAGCAATATTGACAATCTTTTTTTATAAGATTTAATCCTTTAAAACCTGCTCCAGCCGGATTGTTAAACCAATGCGCTCTAAAAGCCTTCAATGATTTATATATTTTTCCGTTTTTGGGACTAGTAAAAGTCCCGTCATTATTTTGATATTGTATGAGTTCCATACATCTATTTATGCTCGGAGGACAATTATTGAGATTTTTAGTCTCCGACCACACTCCGAATTATTTCTTTCTCAACTTCATTCCAACAAACGTGCCGCAAAACGCACCAAGTGCTGCTGGAATCAATAACAGATGATTAGTATTATACTCTATGATTGCAAAGGCTGCAACAATATATATGATTGTTGCCCAGCTACTTGCTCTTAATGCTTGTTCATCTTGCACTGCCTTTAGGTAGTACGTGTAAAAAACATCAGTAAGGAACATTGCTAAAAAAGCTAATACGTAATCTGTCATAGTATTGGATGCGGAGGATGGATTTGAACCACCGTTCTCTAGCTTATGAGACTAGCGGGGACGACCATACTCCCCCACTCCGCTATATATTTATGTTGTTCTTGGTGCGTGATAAAAGATTCGAACTTTTGACCTCTACCGTGTCGGGGTAGCGTTCTTCCATGCTGAACTAATCACGCATTTAACAGGATGCTGTTTTGCTTTTTTGATAATAAAAGTTTGTTTTATTTGCTGGAAGCATCCTTAACTTGGTGGAGGATGAGAGAATCGAACTCTCATAAACAGCTTGCAAAGCTGCCGTAATCCCATTATACTAATCCCCCGAATTCGTGACTGATTACTTATCTCATTATACGCCATCAGTCAAGGCGAGTTTTTGTGGTGCCCTAGGTCGGACTCGAACCGACACGCCTTTCGGCGTCAGAACCTAAATCTGGTGCGTCTACCAATTTCGCCACCAGGGCATTTATTCTTTGGCATCCCCCCAAGGATTTGAACCTTGCCTTGCGGTTTTGGAGACCGATGTGCTGCCGCTAACACCAGGGAGATATAACAGGATCGTTTTTTACGGTTTTGATTAAAAGTCAAATGTATAAAATTTGCTGAACCGATCCTTAACTTGGAGGAAGATGTGAGATTCGAACTCACGGAACCTTTTAAGATTCGCTAGTTTTCAAGACTAGAGCCATAAACCACTCGACCAATCTTCCATTATTCTTTATTTAGTCATCATATAGGAACACACTCATTTCCTGACTTTACGGTGGTAGTGCCCTACATCTTTGGGATAGCCCCTGCGTCCAGTTGCCAGGTATCCTGTTTGCCGTTGAATGTGTTCTTATATGGTAGGGCCACCGAGATTCGAACTCGGAACTGGCAGATTAAAAGTCTGCTGTGATAACCGTTTCACCATAACCCCATATATTGGTCCCTCCACTCAGAATTGAACTGAGTCTTGTCGGATTAAGAGTCCGCTATGCTACCGTAACATCTTGAAGGGACAAGCAGTATTAAATTTGTCTTTAATGTGCCATCCCTAAACCAATACATGGGGTTTAAGAATGACACTATCGTTTCATTGAACGTTTCATGTCATTACCTCTTTCGTTAAAAAATTTATTATACAACAATTTAGGTTTGTTGTCAACCTTTACTTGGAGTAGGGAGCGAGATTTGAACTCGCGGTGTTACTGTTTTGCAGACAGTTGCGTTGGGCCGCTCCGCCATCCCTACATATTATTTCTCTGACTTTTCTCTAGCCGGGCGTACTCCACCCATCAATTGAGCATCAATCATCATTCGCTTGAATGCATGTCGTTGATCACCAGTATTGAATGGTAGTGTCCTAGTCAATCGTTTGAATGACTTACTCATTTTAAAAGTCTTGTTTGGTTTCATATTTTTCCTTGTTAAAAATCTTTGGCGGAGACGGTGAGATTTGAACTCACGGTGCCAATTACTTGACACGACAGGTTAGCAACCTGCTGCCTTAGACCACTCGGCCACATCTCCGTATTCATCAAACAATTTCAATCTAGTCTTACCGTCGCTAGTATTGAATGTGTTTTTTCCCGGCTCTAATCTAAAACTAAAGCCACCTAATTCTATGTTTACTTCACTCTTGTGAACATAAACGACTTTATCTAACTCGGGACAATAAATTGCCCACCCGTCAATTGCAGTCAAATCCATCGGGACTTTTTTCCCATTGACTACTGAGTTAAAACCTACTTCTATTCTATTCCTAAAAGTAGTCCGATACTTTACTTGAATCTTAAATGTTTCCCAAGAATTAGCCATCGCAATCAAATCTACTTTGCTATAGTCGTGAATTGGGGTAAAACACTCATATCCTTTTTTTGTTAGGTCTCTGATAACCTCAATCAGACCTACAGTACCTTTTTCATTTACATTCATGTCAATCTCCTATGAATGTATTTATGCTACAGTTGCATAAACTGTCACTCTCCGTAATATCTGGTGCCTTCAACTGGACTCGAACCAGTAACCTAACGATTATGAGTCGTTTGCACTAACCAATTGTGCTATGAAGGCAATTACCATAATATAGTATACTCCCAGTGTATGTCATAACACCGTACCTTGTGGTGCATCCTCGTTCATAGATTATTCAAAGTAATCTATATATGCAGCACTTTCTTTTATATATAGGGTAGGCTATATCCCTATAACATTTTGACAAGAATACACTATATTATGGTACGACTGACCGGAATCGAACCGGTACACCTTTCGGCGGTAGATTTTAAGTCTACTATGTCTACCTATTTCATCACAGTCGCATTTCATTTCACTATTATATATCATTGATAGATATATGTCAAACATTATGGAGCGGGGTAGGAGAATCGAACTCCTGACTTTAGCTTGGAAGGCTAAGGTAATGCCATTTTACGAACCCCGCATGATTAATTTGTAAGTAGTAGCACCTCACTCATTGCTACCATTCTACCTGTATTTTCTTTAAAGCGGCCGACAGGATAGAGGTACGTAGTAATAGTTGATACTTGAGCGTTGCAATTTTGTTGGACTCGTACCATTCTCTCACATGGCTTTCGACACCATGCTTTCTCAACATCTACACTTACAAAACTTGGTGCACCTGACAGGAATCAAACCTGTCTGCGTTTGGCTTCAAATCCAACTCGCAATGTCAATCCAGCGCAAAAATTTGGCGCCTCGTAGGGGATTTGAACCCCTGATCTCTACCGTGACAGGGTAGCGCATTAGGCCAGCTATGCTAACGAAGCAATTATATGGTGGAGACAGATGGATTCGAACCACCGCGCAATTAAGGACAGATTTACAGTCTGTTGCAATCAACCACTCTGCCATGTCTCCGAACTTGGTACTCAGTAGGGAATTCGAATCCCTGTTCACGCCGTGAAAGGGCGTTGTCCTAGGCCTCTAGACGAACTGAGCAAATATCTATATGAAAACACACTTCGGATACTGTACGAAACAGAACTATCCATCACGGTCTATCCCGCTGAAGCATGTTTACATATAGATCCCTGTAACTTAAACAGGGTCTATACGAAAATAAAATTTTAAAGAACATTTGGCTGAGACCTGCTCATTTAATGTTTCCTGCTTGACTTTTTGCTATCGCTAGCGTGTCTCGCTTTTTGAAACAACCTGTTGATTTCTCAACTCATACTATGATTATATCATAAGCACCATTTATTGTCAACCTGTTTAGCTAGTTTAATGTATGATTTCCACTAGCCTTTTACTCTGTATCAGTCTACCTTACGGTAGCATCAACCTACGTCATACTGTGTTTTAAACAGATTTTCAACTTATGCATGTAGTATAACACCACATCCATTTATTGTCAAATACTTTCTTGTTGTATTTTTACAACTATATCATTTGGTCCGGCGTAGAGGAATCGAACCTCTATCTATAGCTTAGAAGGCTACTGTTCTATCCGTTGAACTAACGCCAGATTAAATTCTAAGTAGTCTCTATTATAGAGGATAATTGATTTATTGTCAAGCAGAATGCTTAACAAAGATATTTGGCTCCCCAGGATGGGATCGAACCACCGACACGTTGATTAACAGTCAACTGCAACTACCGCTGTGCTACTGGGGAATAAAAATTGGTGCCCAATGTCTGATTCGAACAGACGACCTACCGCTTACAAGGCGGTTGCTCTACCCCTGAGCCAATCGGGCAATTTTAATAGTAGTGATGTTACTCACTACTATGTTTATTTAGATGAATTATACACTAGGTTGATTTTTATGTCAACCTAGTTTAGTAGAATCCTACTGTGCTTTGGAACACCTGATAGCAAGTAATCCATCTGGTCAGCAAGGATGTTACGATGTTGTAAAATCATGTTTTCGTAATGATTAGGAACATAAGGCGCATACAGAAGTTCCATGCGGGCTTCTTTCAATGTCTTATGACCTTTCTTACTGTTACATTCTTTACATGCAGTAACAACATTCATCCAAGTGTTCTCACCACCTAAAAATTTAGGGACAATATGGTCCCTGCTTAAGTGATGATAGTTACCGTGATGTTTACCACAGTATGCACACACCTGTCGGTCCCGTCCAAACAATGTCCTGTTAGTCAATGCTACATTGGCATGCTTGTATGGGTTGAATCCGTGACCTTTAACAGCAATGATACTGGTAGTTTCGATATAACTTTGGTCTCCGGTGTTTTGAAAACCTCCACGATACTTAGCCACAACTTCACCCATGCTCCATGCTACCGCATCTTTTGCGTGGTATGTGATCGCGTCATCGTGCGAGATCCATTGTCTTGGAACTCCTGAAATATCTAGTGCTAGAACAGTCATACTAAACTCCTTTTCTGTTGTTGTCACTAATCTTATTTACTCTTGGTAAGTCGTGCAAGAATCGAACTTGCATCACAAGTATCGGAAACTTGTATGCTATCCATTGCACTAACGACCCATACATAACTATAACACATAACTGAATTATTGTCAAGCCAAACAAAAACCCGACTAGCGGGTTCTTGTGAGAGTGTGTTATCGTAGTTTTACTTACGGTTGAAAGACCAACCTAAAACTCCGATCGCAACCAATCCAACTAAGCCTTGGCTACCAAGTGCTGTGATGAATTTAATCACGTTAGCAAGAATATCCAATCCGATGAATGGTACTGCTGCTCCGAAGATGATTTGTAGAATAACACCTACCGCTAAAAGTTTTACACCTAAGTCTAAAACGCTACTTAGAAAACCGCCTGCGATGGCGAATCCTTTGTTCATTGCTTCCATATTTTTGTTCCTTTCACAAACTAATATTTAGTCTGTTTAGGTCCAGTCAATACTTTTGTCTTATTACACAGTAACTATATACTTATTGTGCATAAACTATGTATATGTTGGTCTCACCAATAGGAATTGAACCTATATCTATTCTTTAGGAGAGAATCGTTCTATCCGTTGAACTATAGCGAGAGATACTTGGTGCCATAGGCTGGATTTGAACCAGCAACACACGAATTTTCAGTCCGCTGCTCTACCGATTGGAGCTACTATGGCTTATAGGTTTTCACACAGCCAAAGCTGCACGATAAATAAATTTATGATATACATTAAAAATGCCACATGGGATAACTTACATGTACCATTTTGTGCTATGAGCGCAAATGAACAATTATCTCTTAGTGCTTTAGTGACTACATTACCGCCTAATCCGGTAGTTATTGAACTAGGTAGTTTCATCGGCGGTAGTATAGTACTAATGAATAAAATAAGATCCGATGCAACCTTCATTGTATTAGAAGATTTTATATCAGATGGACATACTACTTTACCAGACGGTTCTACTGAATTCTGGCATGATCGCCCGCTAGAAGAATTAACGACTGAAGATTGGTTCATGCATAATACTAAACACATGAAAGATAAGATTGACCTACACCGTATTCATTTTCAACATGAAAACAAAAATATGACTGATGTATTTTCTAATACTCAATGCGATTTATACTTTGATGATTGTGGCGCAGATAATGCCATGTACTGGAGCACAAAAGTTCGCAGTGGTGGCATAGTATGCGGCCACGATTATAAATCTGAAGAATGGATAAACGATTCTGAGCAACCTGATATCAGAGAAAAACGAAGAAGGCTTCCAGGTGTCAATCCTGAATTAGTTGATAACATAGCAAAAGCATACAATGCACAACTATTTGTACAAGGATGCTTCTGGTGGTTTCGTAAACCATGAATAAGTTTTCAAGCAGCTAGCTATCTGTCGTTACACAGCCTCACTAGTTTGTCTCGCATAAAAGAGTTTAGACTACCTCATAATCGTGTGCGGTGTCACACAGCCAACCCCGACTGTGCTAGATTATTTGGGACTCGATCTTATCGTCTAGCTTGAAATTTGGCGGAGAGCAGAGGAGTCGAACCCCATCCCATTTCTGAGAACCGAGTTTTCAAGGCTCGTCGGCGGACCATCCCACCTGCATTACTCTCCATAATTGGTACCCCGCCTCGGAGTCGAACCGAGAGAACTCTTCCTTTTGAGAGAAGCGACTTTGCCAGATTTGTCCAGCGGGGCGTAAATTTGTTTGGTGCCCTAGGCGAGATTCGAACTCGCACTTGATGGCTTCTTAGACCATTGCCTCTACCAATTGCGCTACCAGGGCAT